TTACAACAACGCCTTACCAACCGCTGCGCGAGCCATGTGGCTCCTTTTGTGGCCCCTCGCCTTTGCCAGCGCCTCTTGCTCGGGCGTCAGGTGCTCGAGATAGATTTCGGTCGTCTTGATTGAAGAATGACCCAGATGCTTCGATAGCTCATAGATCGACAGTGAGCCGCTCCTGAGCGCCTCGACCGCGAAAAGGTGGCGCAGGTCATGGAACCTGAAACGCGCGACGCTGCCCCCCGCCCTCTTCGCCTTGGCCATCACCTGGCGCCGCAGATGTGTGAAGTCGCTGGCGGCTTGGCTGAAGGGCTCGCCATCCTGCTTGCAGAAGATCAGGTCGGACCCCAGCGCGCGCGGCACCGCCGCGATATGCGCGGACGCGGCGGCTGAGAGCGACAGGACCCGGCGCTTGTTCCCCTTCCCGATCACTTCCAGCGTCCGCTGGGGCCCGCTGAATGCCTTCCACTTCACCGTCACGAGCTCGTTTTGTCGGCACCCGGTCAGCCAAGCGGCCCGGATCAGCGCGCCGAACTGCGCGCTCGCCGCGGCGATGACCGCCTCAACGTCGGCCGGCTCGGGAAGGACGATGGGGTCGCGACGCTCCTTGAGGATGCGGCGCTTTGACAGGGTCGGGTTGCCCTCGCGCCAGCCCATGGCCTCGGCGAACTCGAGCACGCGAGAGACGGCGGTGAGGTCTCTCCGAACGGTCGCCGCGGTCCTCTTCGAGCCCCGGTTCCGGTCGGCGATCATCTCGGCGACGACCCGGCCGTCGATCTCATCGACGTTCAGCTTTTCCAGATATGGCAGGGTCTGCGCGAGAGAGACGGCATAGCGGCGGCGGGTAGTCTCGGCGAGCTGGTCTCTGGCGTGCTCGGCCCATTGGTCGATCGCGTCGACCCACGTCACGCGCTTATTCCCGAAAAAAGCGGATGATTTTATCTCTTCGATGCGCGCGTCTCGCCGTCTCCGAGCAGCTTTGACATCGCTCGTGCGAAGGCTTTCCCGGTATCTGACCCCGTTGATTTTTGCCTGAAGCCACCAGACGCCTTCTCTTTGGTAGAGATTTTTCTCGGGCATTCCGACTCCTTCGCCTCGATGAACCGGCGCAGCTTGGCCGGGTCGAAGGTCCAGACCTTTCCGATTTTGGCCGCGCCGGGCAAGTCCCCCCGGGAAGCCATTGACTGCACGCCGCGAGCGGTTAAGCCGAGCATTGCGGCGGCGGCATCCGAGCGGATGCGCCGCGTGATCTCGGCCTGGGTGACGGCAGCGCGCCGACTGGACATCAGTCATGCCCCCAGCTCTTGGCGATCCGGACAAACTCGTCGTAGCCGGGTTCACCGGGCCGGCCGCTGAGTTGAGAGATCGGCGTGCCGAGCTGTCGCGGGCCGCCAGGGTTGCAGCCGGGGCACGTGGCGAAGCGGGCGCCGGCATCGCCCTCGAAGTAGTAGACGTCGCCGGGCGGCAGCTCTGGGCCGATCCCGCACGCAAAGCGCCGTTTGCTGTTGAGCTCTTCGTTGTCAACGCGGATATGGATCATGGTTCCGCCCTCGCGTTTCCGAGCGAACCATCATCTCTTTCCAGCGCCATTTCCAACTCCTGAATGCGGGCGGCGGCGGCAGTTAGCGCCTGAGCCGCCTGTATACAAAGCGCCATTAAGCGCTCTGCGGTAAGATCGTCGCTCATGACTTCTGCCAAGGGCGTCTGCCCGGCTATTTCGAGCAGACCGATTAGTGCATGCGACGGCTGCTGAGCTTTACTCATTGGCCGCTCCTCTCAATTGAGCGAGCTCCTTAAACCGGCGCAAGAAAAGGAAGCGCGCCGTCTCAGGGTCCCAGCAGCCGATTTCTACGTCAGCAACCTTGCGCCCGCGCGTGTAATCCCAGTCATCGCGATTGCGCATGAGCTTCTGTTGCTCGGTCGCGAGCATGACAATGTCAGCTTCTTTGATCTCGGGCGGCATTGGCGCAGGAACACCGAAGCGCGAAAAGATCGCGGCCTCGACTCGGCGCTCGATGGCCTTGTATTCGGGGAGCAGCTCTTTTAGAGGCTTCGAGACGTCGCCGATGAACGCCTCAGCGGCGTCATGCATCAGGCCCGCAAAAGCATGCTCCGGCTGGACAATCTTGCTGACGTGGACGCTATGCTCGGCGACGCTGTAAAAGCGCGGGCATTGCCCGGCGAAGCGACATGTTAGCGCCAGTCCGTTGGCAATATCGTCTAGGGTGAAATCGCTTCCTTCCGGGTCTAGGAAATCGAAATAAGCGCCACTCGCGAGCAGGATCGTCGGACCGATGATCCGGCGAACGGTTCCGGTCTTTTCTCCCGGCTGCTGACTGTTAGTCATTGGTCTCTTCCCTCTCTCTATTCAGCTTCCCAGCCGCCATTATGGCTTTTACCTCAATCCGTATTGCTTCGAGAGCAACTGGCGAAGCTCGACAATCGCTCCATAAGGGGCGCGATATTTCGTGGGCCAAGGGTCGTTATCGTGAATGCGGTCCGTTTCATCTACGACCTTCTGCGCGGCCGACTGCAATTCAGCGAAGGCTTTCAGCAGGGCTGCGTATCTCCGCTCCACCACATCGTCGCTGATTTTGCCAGTCATGGGCGCTTGTCCTTCTCTGCAAGTTTGGCCATGCGCTCTAGCGCATCCACCACGCGCCCGTAAGATAGGCCGCAGCGGTCGGCAGTGATGGTGATTAAAAACTCCGTCGATGCGTCGTCACCAAACTCGTCCCATGCTGCATGGAAGGCGTCGTCAATTTTTACATCAGATTCTAATTGGTTCATCACCCCTCTCCTTTCAGCTTCTTGATTTTGGCAAGCACGGCGCGGGAGCTCTGCATCGGGCATAGAGAAACAGGCGGGTTTGCTGAAGCGCAATCACCGCCGCACGCCGGGCATCCATAAGAGACGAAGTTCGTTATTTCCTCCCCCGCCTCTTGCAGAAGGGAGAGGTCGGCTTTGTGCGCCTTGAGAAAAGCGTCCCGCTGGTCCACGACTTCATACAAGGATTGTCGGGCGACGCTTGTGTCTTCCCGCGCCTCGTCGCGCTCTTTGATGGCGGCGTCGCGCTTTTTAATCAAATCGAACTCAGCGCCTCCGCAATCGGATAGTATCTGTTGCCGCTCGTTCCACAGTTCTTGTGCGCGCGCTTCCGCCTTCTCTGCGCGCTGTTTCCAGTCGATCCGCGCACCGTGAAAATCTGTGGGGCAGTCCGACCAGTCCGCCGCTAAAACACCAAGCGGTTCGAGCGCGGATAATAGTTCGCTGATGGCTGCGCCAAACTCTTTCTGATACGTCTCGTCGTCATACGAATAGCTGCCCCGCCCTTCGGAAAGCCAAGACCTTTTCGCAACCGCTGCACGGGCGTTAGCGATTATTTCAGCCGCTTTTGTTCGGTCGCGTTCAATCACACCGCGTAGGCGGTCACGTTCGGTCTGCGCCTTGTCCCGCTCTTTGCGGAGCGTTTCGATTTCGGCCTTTGTGCGCTTGATGTATTCCGTTATGACGACATCATCATCATCGTGCCGCGTTGGGATTGTGAATTTCGGCTTTTTGTCGCTGCGACGGAATGCGCCAGCAATTAGCCTGTGAGCACATTCGTCAGCCATTTCTGGCGTGATCTTCATTTCAGCTAGGCGACGGTAAAACTCTGCGTCACTCATTCCCGGTCTCCTTCAGCGCGGCGTCGATGGCGGCGAGGGCCGCGTCAAGCATGTTGGCCCTTTCATGCGCGGCACGAACAAAATCGACGGTTTCGCTTTCGCCGCACACGTTCACTATGCGGTCAGCCAGCCAACGCAAAAGATCAGATGTGCTTTTAATTGCGTTCCGTCCGTGGATATTCGCTTTCGCCTCCAGCAGCGCCTCGTGCTGGCGCTCGATGATGTCGGCGCTCGCAACAAGCATTGACAGTTCGTCTCCATAACCAAATGTTCTCTCAAAACTTGAGCAGAACGCGCGCAGTCGCTTCGCAATGTCGTCGCTCATTCCACCACCTCAATCGGCTGAATAACAATCTGGTCCTGACCGCCGTAGCGAACGTAAATCGTCAGCGCGCCGAGAATGGCGAGGAATGTGACGAGGGAGATGAGGAGGAAGCGTTTCATAATGCGGTCCTGAATTATTTGGAGGGCGGCTGTTACACCGCCCTGCTGGTGGCTATTTCTTGCGCTTCGCACCGCTCGCCTTGCTCTGCGCCTCGCCGGCAGACCAGCCGGCTTCCCATTCCTCGACTTCGTCGGGGCCAAGATCGCCCGGCGCCTTGTCGCGCGGGACGCCTTGGCCGAATGCGTCGAAGCCGAAACGGAAGGCCATCGAGCGACCGGCGAAGAGGTCGGCTACGGGGGCGTCCGTTGCTTCAGTGGCCAGCTCGACCTCCCCCTCTGGGTCGGCCTCGGCGCCGTCTTCGCCCGCCTGTTCGGCGATAACCTCGCCAACCGCCTGGTCGTGGCCGGCATCCACAACATCTGCCAACGCATCAAGCCGCGATTCCAGAGTCCGCGTTACCGGCGTGATGTTGCGCGCGCCGCTTGGATCGCGCGGCGCTTCCGGAAGCTCATCGACGTCATAGACGCCGAGCAGAACATCAGGGAAATGCCGGCGGCACAGCGCGCGGCCCGAGTAATAAAACTGCTGCTGATCCGGGTCCGACTTCCACAGCGGCGAATTCTTCGGCGTGATCTTGTCGAACTCCGGAGAGGTGTAATCGACGACCTCGCCATCCAGCAGCGTCGCCGAAACCTTGCATTGGCGCTTCCCGCCGGCGCCTATGTATTCGACCTTGAACCGGCCCTTTATCGGCGCGCGTTTCAGGATCACCGCCTGCACGAGTTGCGACTCGTAGGCGATTTGATCGTTCACCAGATAGCTTTTATTCGCCACGGCAAATGGCGACATCCCCCATTCGATCGACTGAACCGTGATCGCCAGGCAGGCGCCGACATTCCCGCGCAGGTGCTTGCGAACGCCGATCTGCGAGACTGCCATCATCTTGGCAAACTCCATGGCTTCGCCGGCATTCGTAAAAGCAATGCCGCCAGCCCCGCGAGAGAAGGCGAGCCCACCCGCAATGGATTGGTCAATTCTCTCTGCGACACGGCGCTCGGTCGCAGCAACATCGATCATGCTCATTTTGATTTTCCTTGCTCAAGCGCACGAAGAAGGGCTTCGCGCATTTCTCTGGTCTGATGGGCGCCCATAGGGTGCCGATCGATATCGTTCGGGCAGGCTGCCTCAAAGCCGCGCACCCAACAAAGCAGGTCCGCCATCCCGAGGCTGATGCTCTCGGCGCCATTGCGCCTAAGTTTGATCATTATTAGGTCGCCAACCTCGGCAAACTCGTCGTCCGTCTGCATGTCTTGCCTCTAATAGGAAATGCTGACGCGCGGCACCTTCTGCTGCGCGATCGCCCTGACAGCCGCCTTCGCCGCGCTCTCAGACAGCCCCTCAGCGACAAGCGCGGCGACGGCCGCACTATTCACCCGCGCCCGGTGCGCCTTGTTCGCCTCGCGCTTGCGCGCCTCCTCAGCCTCGCGCGCTTGCTTCTGTTGCGCGGCGTACTCAGCATCACGCTTCGCCCGCTCAGCCGCCTCTTGCTCGCGCCGTGTGGCCTCCTGGCGCTCGCGCTCGGCGCGCGCCTCCGCATCCTTGGCCCGCTGCTCGGCGGCGTCCTTCTCCGCCTTCAGCGCCTCCTCGCGGCGCCGGGCGTCGGCTTCCGCGCGCTGGCGGGCCTCCTCGGCGATCTGGGCTTCCCGCTCCTGTCGCGCGCGGGCTTCCGCCTCCTCGCGCTCTTTCGCCTTGCGCGCTTCCTCCTCGGCGCGGAGCCGGGCGAGCTCGGCGGCCTCGGCCTCGCGCTTCTCCGCCTTAGCGACGGCGTCCGTGAGTCGAATGCGAGCCTCTTCCTTCGCGGTGGCATATTCGGCGACGAATTCCTCGCAGGCGGTCTGGCTGATCTCGACGGACTCGACCCGGGCGAGCGCCTGCTTCAGAATGCTCGACGGGCAGTCGCCAGGCTCGCGCCCATCGTGGTTGAGCATGGCGATGGCTTCGCGATGCTTCTGGATGCGATCCTTTTCCGCCTCCTCCCACGCATCCACCGGCGCCCGGACCTCATCGTGCCACGCCTCAAGCGTGTCCCGAATTCGTTTGCGGCTAGCGTCGATCTTCTTCGGAATCTCTTTCTGAACCGCCGCGAGCTCCTTGCCCACGTTCTCCAGATAGGTTTTCGAGCGTGTGATCTTGTGCGCGAAAGACTTGATCTCGTCGCGCCCTTTCTTGGTCGATGCGTCACCTGAAAAGCTATCGATCTCCTCGCGGATTTTCTTGAGGATCGGCTCGACCGCTCCTTCGGTCGTAAAGAAGGCGAGCGCCTTCCCCTCCGGCAATGTCAGCGCCAGCGCGCCGCCGTCTGGCGGGATGATGACAAGGGCTTCGTCTGCAATCGTTTCCATCAGTTCAGCCTTTCACGCGGATCTGGCGATAGCTCGTCTCAGCGACTGTGTAAGAGCCCCTTCTGATCGTCTTGGCCTCCAGAATGCGGCCGTCAGCGAGGCGCGCACGAGCTGCATTCCCAAGCAGGAGGATCAACTCGGCGTCATAGGCTTTCCGCGCTTTCTCGGCATCGCGCCCATCCGCCTCGCGCTTTTTCAGTTCATCGCGAGCGACCATGATCTGGCCGACGCGATTGTTGGCTGAGAGGTCAACCTGCGTCCCGTCGTCATCGGCATAGATCGCCGCAATGGTCCGCGCGTCGCGCCCGAAGTCGGCCTCCGGCGGATCATTCTCCGAAACCCGGCGCCAGAAGTCGGCAGCCGCGTCATACATGCGCGAGACGAGTTTCCGATTGATCGGAATGTCGATGAGGTGGACGTCCAGCCCCGCGCCGTAGCCGCTAAGAACCATCACAGCCACGGCCGCCCACTTTGCCCCGGTCAGGTGCGCCTCAATGATCGTCTGTGCACAGATCCAGAGCGGCGGGGAGACCTCGCCATCCTCACCACGCCACTTATCGCGGAAGATGGAGTCGACCGTCGTTTTCACCTGGATCACACCCGGGCCGCGCTCCGGGCAGACGACAAAAGCGTCTGGCGTGGCGCCGACCCGTGCGGCAGGGTCGCGGAAGTAGAGACAGGGGGCTGTGACCGTCCATTCCGGGTGCTTCCGGCGCACGCGGGTCAGCACGATGGGCTCAAGGTCGTTGCCGCGCTCCATGGCGGCGTTCTGCTCGATTTGATCTTCGACCAGGCCGGACTTGCGCGCCCAGTATTGATACGGCGTGATGTAGTCGTGGACCCCGAGCAAACATCCAATCGCCGACGCGGTCACATCGATTTCGCGCATCTGAAGCCACTTCGTGCGGTCTGTGGCGTCGAGAGCCTCGATTCCCTCTGGCGGGCGCCATGTTGGCATGAGGCCCTCCACGACGGCCGCCGCCGCACTGCCGAGATCGGTCTGTGGGAATGTTGAGATTGTCATCGTGCAGCCTCGCTTCTCAGTTCCCGCGCCAGCTCGCCAAGTTCAATCGCCGCCTTCGCTGCAATTTGCGGCAGGATCGCGCGCAATGACTCCAGTTCGGCCGCGTATTTCCCCAGCAGCGCGTCGCGCTCGATCTCTCCGCGCAGCGTCTCTTGGGCTTTGACCAGTTCGATGACTTGCGTGCCGAGCTTTTCGATGTGGTCTTGGTCGGCAAAGCTGACGTGGCCGAGCGCCAGGCGGACCCTGGCAGCCTCGCAGCCATAGTTCCCGGGCAAGTCGCGCGCTGCGCGGATCAGCCCGTATTGATCGGTCATCCGCTTGACGAGGCCGGCGGCTTTCAGAAAATCAGCGACACACATCACGCGGCCTCCTTCGGCGCCACCGCCGCGCGCATCTTCTCCCGCAGCGCCGCCAGCCGTTGCTCGGCGAGGACCATGATGTGCTCGGCGTAGTCGACGCCCTCGGCCTCGATAAGCGCGGCGACCATGGCGGCCGGCATGTCCAGCAGCCGCGTCGCGTACTCCAGCCGCGCCGATGGGTTGCCGGCGATGGCTGAAGTCACTTGCTTCTGTGCGGCGTCCAGCGCGTCGCCGGCAGCGTCGATCTTGCGCAGCGCCAACAACAGCGCGTCATTGACGCCAGGCATGAGGCCGTCGACCGTGGCCCGTTCGTGGGCTTCGCGCGTCTGGCGCTCTGTGAATGTTTCCTTGCTCATCACGAGTCCCTCTTTCGCGACTGATGCTCGCCGCACCAATCCATGTCTTCGGTGAAGGCCCAGCGCGCCGAGCCGTCTCTTTCATCCGGCAACGGCGCCCGGCGGCGGCAGGCTCCGGTCGTGTCCGGCTCTACCCCCGCAAGTTGCGCGGAGTTGTCCCAGTATTTGCAGGTCTCGCAGGTGTTCTCAGACATGCCGCGCTCCTATTGAAAGACCGCGCCGACGAAGGCGATCGCCAACACTAGCGCCCCGCCCGCAAGCGCCTGAACCGCCTCCGGCATGGACGAAAGCCACTTGTGCGTGAGGAACGCCACAGCGAGCACGACGAGGATGAGTGGGATAAAGCGCATGGGCGGGCTCCTCACTTCAGAAGGATGAGGGCGACGCCCCACGCATCGATCAGGGCAACGCAGACGAGCGCGAAGGTCCACAGCAGCGCTGAGTTTGCTCTACCGATGATTCCGTCCAGCACGACATGCTGGCTCTCGACGGTCTCCGCCAGCGTCTCGCATGCGGAATTGAGCGACTTGATTTTCCGCTCTGCGCGAGAGAGCGTCCGCAGGGCGTTGTTCTCGTTGACGGCGCGCATGCGGGCGATCTCGGCGTAGATCGCCGTCGTGCGCCATGCCCGCGCTGCTTCTGGGTTTCCCATCGCGGCGATCAGTTCTTTCTCGAATGCCATTGCATCCCCCTTAGCGTGGCAGGAAATACAGCGTGACCGCGTGCGCCTCGATGGCGATGAGGCCGAAGCCAAGGAGCGCGAGGCAGGCGTATTTGTTTGCGCGGGAGTTGGCGGCCTTCAGGCTCGTCGTGAGCCATGTCGCGCGCTCAGCCATCCTCTGGTTGATGACGGCTTTCTCAGCCCAGTCATCCCGCAGGATTTGGAAGGTGCTCATGATCCGGTCGAAGTCTTCGTCCGGTTTGGCGAGAGCGTTTGCTCGCGCGAGCATGTGCAAGGTGAATTGTTTCAATGAGAGAAGCATTGGTTTTCCTCAGATTGGTTGTCGGCGGCGGGCGCGAGGGGTTATTCCGCCCGCCGCCTGTCGCGCCGGTTCATGGGGTGGTCCGCCCCGGCGCGAATGTGGTTAAGCGGCAATCGGAAACGGTCTATTCACATCCCGGCCGCGCGGGCGCTCGGCGTGATAGGCGACGAGCTCGTCCCGGCGCTGGCGAGCCGCCGCCCACGCCCAGCGGAGCACGCGGCCCCATGTCCAGACATCCCAGTGACTGCGCTTGTGCCAGCCACGCGACTTGACGTAGCGCCACTGCTTGTGAGCGGCGCGCATGGTGGCGGAGCGGTCGATCTTGATGGGGGAACTTTTCATGGCTACTTCCCCAACCCAAGGCGCTCGGAGAGCTTGGAGACTGCGAACTTGATCGCATCCTCTTTAAATTTCACGTCAACTTGCTTGGTGATTTCGGCCTTAACCGCCTCTGTCTTTTGCTCGACGATCGACTTCACAGCCTTTGTGAAAGCGTTCTCTTCGCTGGAGTAATTGCGCGGCTCATATTTCATGTTCGCGCCGATGGCCTTGATGATCTCAGCGCGGAAGGTCGTCGGCTCACTGCGAGAGCCATAATGGTCGATTGGCGTATAGGAGACGTTCATGATGTCGTCGATGAGCGAGGGCATTTGATCCGTCATCACCGCGCCGATCTGCTCGCGCATGATTGAGGACAATTCTTCGTCCATGCGCTGGAACAATCGCTTGCGAAGGTCTCCGCTCATTTTGTCGATGACCTGCCGCCGGATGCTTTCCTCAAGGCTTTCGTCGGGACCATCTTCGCTGCGGAAAATGTCGTCGAGGTCGATTTCAATTTTCATGGCTTGGAATCCTTTTCGGTTGTGCCTGCCTACACATCGTCAGCGCATTGCGAATCCGCGCGTCCTTGTTGCGGGACGTATCGAGCAGCACCCGCTGAATATGCTCCGCGAGGCGGGCGGCCGGGTCTGTGATCGGAATGCGCTTGACGCCGGGGCGTGGTCGCGCGGCGATGATGTGAATATTGGTCATCAGCCCCTCCACCTTCTCGGGAGGCGATGCAGCTCATTCCACATCGTCTCCCCATGGAAAAACATCTCGCGGCCGGCGATGAGCAGGACGAGCCCCGGCAGCGCGAAGGCGAACGGGATCACTGCCAGCGCGGCGCCTGCGATCATCAAGACGCGGCCGAAGGTCAGAAGCGCCTCGGCGCGGCGGATTGTGTGGGGCGCGCTCATGTCACGCATCCTCCCAGTAGCGGCGGCGGCTGCGCGGCCGGTCGATGCTCGCGATGTCGTCGATGATGGCCTGCTCGATGCGCCGGCTGTTCGCCAACACGCGCCATGCAGCCGTGCGCCAATCCGGGCGCCACTCCGCGCCGACGCTGTCACCCAGGTCGAGCACGACGCCGATCTTGCCGACTTCCCACTCCGGCCCCTCGGCCGGCTCGCCGCCGTAGACGTGGTCGATCACGGCCGGCGCGCCCCAATGGGTGATTTCGTATTCGACGGTGATCGTCGCGTCGAAGCCGATGAATGGGGTGTAGATGGTGAGGGTGCGGAGCATGGCGACCATCACTCGTCATCCTCAACGGCGACGAAGTTCCCCTCGGCGTCGAGCGAATACCAGACCCCCGGGGCCACTCCGTTTTCGCCAACCTTGCTCGCGCGAATGGCGACGATTTCACCATCATCATCGCGGCAGACGAGGCAGATTGCGGAGCCGGGTTCGCCGCGCGCTTTGCCTTCAAATCCGGTAGCGATTGCGACAACGGTTTTTCCGCTCGCCGTCGCCGCGCCCTGATCGCCGCTCGCCGTCGCCGCGCCCTGATAGCCGCTCGCCGTCGCCGCGCCCCGAGAGCCGCTCGCCGTCGCCGCGCCCTGATCGCCGCTCGCCGTCGCCGCGCCCTGATCGCCGCTCGCCGTCGCCGCGCCCCGAGAGCCGCTCGCCGTCGCCGCGCCCCGAGAGCCGCTCGCCGTCGCCGCGCCCTGATAGCCGCTCGCCGTCGCCGCGCCCTGATCGCCGCTCGCCGTCGCCGCGCCCCGAGTGCCGCTCGCCGTCGCCGCCTCGTTGTCGCCAGTGGCAACCGGAGCCCCTGCCCACTTTGCCCGGTCGAACACCCACTTCACGGCGCGCGCAGTCAGTTCGCTGATGGAGATTTCAACGCCGATTGTGATTTTGGCGCTGGCAATTTTGGAGTCGTCGGAATGGCGCGCGAGCTGGCCGGACTGGATCGTTTCGCAATAGCGCGATGTCGCCGGCGGGTAGTAATCGAAGACCTCAAGCGGGTGGCCTTCGATCGCGTGGAAGCCGTTCTTGCAGGCTTTAATCTCGCCGGCGGCTTCGTAGGATTTGCCGATTTCAAACTGGAAACCCATGCACGTCAGGTCTCTGGAAAAGCCCTTGATGCTTTTGACGACCTCTTCGGCGGGCGCGGTTGGCGCCTGCTCGGCCGCGTCGGTCGCTTGCAATTCATTCTCGGCCATGCGGCCCTCCTATGTGTGGAAAGTCAGAACGGCCGATGCCGGCGCTTCACCGGCGCAGGAACAGGATTGCGATTGAGGCAGGCGGCGCCAATCAGCCAGCCCGCGACGAGCGCGAGGCATGGGGCGGCGGCCAAGGCCGCCAGAAGGTGGTGGGTGGTGAGGTGCATTTGAGCCTCCATCGCGAAGGGGCGATGGGGGAAGAATGGCGGTATATTTACCGCTAGTCAAGATCAAAAACGGTAGGGCTACCGATTTTTCTTTCGGCCCTCTCTGCCGTGAGCTATAACGGCCCATCGGCACCATGCCGCGCGCGCAACAAAAAAGCCGCTCGGCAGGCCGGCGGCTGGAGGCGAGAAGCTATGATACGGGCGTCAGTGCGTCTTTGGGGCGGCGATCGAAGCGAATTCGCTGGCGAAGTATGTGCGACCATTGGCGTCGACATCCAAGCCTCGCGCCTCGCATCAGGTAGGGAACTTGCTCGGGTCGATTATGGCTCGAACGACGACAAAACCCTGTCGTTTATAGTCGCTCTCGACTTTCTCCGCCTTTCGAAGCCAAGCGTCGTATGTGGTGGGGAGAGTGTCGGCATCTTTCATGATGTCGAGAATTCTTCGGTAGTCTTGGCGGAAATACCAAGGGATGCCGATGGCCCTGGTCTGCGGTGGGATCATCTTGCCATCCTCTCTTAGGCGAACGGAGCACGCCAAATGATGCACATCAGGCTTTCAGCTAGGGAATGGTTTAACCCCGTCACGGGAAACCACGTAAAGGATGGCGTTTTCGAAATTGACGGCGACGCGGAGAATGTTGCAACTGGTGATGAAATCCTGCGCGTCGACTACGGCGGGTCGGAAATTCCTTCCTTCGCGCGCGCTCTCGCTTTTGACCTGCTCTACCAGCATCTCAAATTCCCGATAGGTTGGCGGAAAGGCGTCCGGATTGTTCACGACCTCAAGAATTCGAGCATAGTCGCCTTCGCTGAAGAGTGGACATATTACAAGATCGTCGCTCATGATGTGATCCTCCCGTAGGACTCCGAAAACACCGGCCCCCTGTGGTCGCCCGCAGCTTCTTTGCCTTAGCTAAAGCGGTCTTGGCGGGTTCATGGTGAGCGGGGGATTCAGAAGATAAGCCGTTGCGTGGCTTTTGTCTCAAAGTTCGTGAAGTCCTAAGTCACGGATAAATGCTCGGCCGCCGTCTGTGATGAAAATTAGATCCGGAGTTGTCTTGATGGTCCCAATTCTAATCGACGATGATAGCTCCTGCACGTCGATATATTCCGCATCTAAAAGCCTTTTAAGTAGAATGAGATTAAAACCTACCCAAGGAATTCCCTCGTCTTCAGTCAAGCCAAATAGCTCAAATAGAACGTCCACTTCAAGCTGCGAGAACTTATCATGAGTGAATCGAAGGTTGAGCTTGTAGAGCCTCAAGCTTTTACGATCAATTTCCCCTCGATCGGCGCGCCGATGGCAGTTAGGGCAGAGGGCGATGAGATTGTCATACTCATGCGCCTGACTTTGCGCCCAAGGGACAATGTGATGGACATCAACTTCGATGTATCGGCAAGTGGGAATGGCGCACCTATGCCCAGCCTCGACAAGAACGCGGCGGCGGATGTCAGTCGGTATTGGCGGACGCCCGTGCCCAAATGAATCAATCATAATGGCTCCCTCCCTTCACTTCCGCACCAACGCGCGGGCGGGCGTCACTTCTTGGGCGCACCAAAAACATCGCGCCGCGATAGGCGCAGCGCATCCGGGATGGCCATGCGCCGCCCTAAAATTGCGAAGGCGATAGATATGCCGGCGAGCGTGATCGGGCGCGCATAGAGAACCAGCACATATGCCGACGCGCCGACGCCAATCCCACCGTTGCTCGGCTTCGCTGTAAGCCAATCAATTTCCGCGTAGAAAAACGCGAGAATTGCCCAGACGAGAAACAACCAAGAAAGCGCCCTTGAAACGCTGCCGCCGCGTGCCTTCTCAACGACGTCGAAAACCAAATCATAAGCGTCCCATTGGGAATAGGTCTCGTTTTTTCGATCCATAGCAGCCCCCTCACTTTGGCGTCATGTGCCTCACCATCGCCGCCCAAAGAATTTCCACGTCATAGATCGGCGGCTCGCCAACGTTGGATTCGAGCGTGTGTCTCCCCGGCAGATGGCCGGAGCGAAGGGTTTTCACGAGGACCCGCCCGTCGGCGAGCCCAACCACGCAAAGGCGCCCAAGAAGCCCGGTTGTCGGCGGGTCGAAGATTTGATCGTAAAAGACATACCAGCCGTCGAACGCTTGCCCTAGCGAGGTGCCGCGCACTTCAACGGCGACGGTGTTCTCAGTCGCCCCGTCGGGGGCCGGGACCATATCGAACGGCCCTTGCCCTTCCGCGAACCGATGCGTTTCCGCGCCAGCGCCGACATAGCCGACCAGCGGGACGAGCGCCTCGCCGGAAAGGAGTTGGGTGAGGCTAATTTTGAGCACTGGAGCCAAAGCAGCAAGCGTCCCCAGCTGCTGCCCCTTCACGTCGATCTTATTTCCGACAGCCCGTCGCAGGTTCCGAATGGCATCTGGCTTTCCCGCCATTTTTGAGGCCGCGTTTGCGCTCAGCCCAAGCTCGTTAAGCCTTTGATCTATACGGGCAAGAATGGCTTCCATCTGCATCCCGGTAAATTAACCGCATTCAAAACGCGCAGCTAACGGTAAGTTTACCCTTGACGGCGAAATCAAAAGCGGTAGACTTACCGCTATGATCACAGAGGCCGACCTTATTCGTGTTGCCGACGCTTATGCTGTTGCTGCTGGCGTCGAGGAAAAGACCGTCAGCCATCGCGTCTTCGGCGATAGCAAAAAGCTGACTGCGATCCGCGCCGGCAAGGACATCACAGTTCGCCGGCTGAACGACGCGCTGGCTTGGTTCTCGACGAATTGGCCGCAGAACGCGATTTGGCCGAAGAGCGTCACCCGCCCCTTTCGTCCCGACCCCCTGCAAGGCGACGGAGCGGCGCCACGCGCTGGCGAAGCGGCTTCTCTGGACGTTGGCGCCGGTGAGGAAGCCGTGGCCTCTCCCTCCACGCGCGCCGACGCGCACGCGCTGGCCCCCGAAGAAATAGCTGCGGAGTAGCAGAGCATGGCTGAGCGATACGAATCCAACCCCGCCTTCCCCCGCGACATTGCGACCGCGCTCGATCTCATCACCGAGATGTATGAGCGCGAGCGCATTTCGTTCGTCGAATTGCGCGCGTTGACGGAGCCGCTCCACGCTGCGTTGGGCGGCGTCAGTCAGCTTCCCCGCGAGGCTTCGGATTCGGCTCATCTCGAGCCCACTGCTTCGTCTCATCAGCAAGGGCAAGCGTGAGTTGATGCAGACGGCCGCGCGCTATCGCCACCCACTCACTTTCGTCGGCTTCCGGGGCTTGTTCGAGCCATATCGGAATGTCGAAAGAGCTGCGGTGGATGTGCACGCGGAAAGTTACTCGCGGGCGGATCGCGCCACCCTCGTAAGGCGCCGCGCGGTCGATGCTCTTCAGGGAAACTGGGGGAAGCGTAGCCATTTAAGGTTCTCCATCGGTTCTCCGCACGCGCTGATGGTGAAGCTGGCCGGGCGGTTCCGCAAGGGCCGCCCGGTCTTGCCTGAAACTGAGGGGCCATGACGATGGATGATCGCGGCCCCTCCATCCTCTTCGCTTTCATCGTGTGGGGCGGCGTCAGCGTCGGCCTCATCGTCTTCCCGCTCTGGCAATGGTGGTTCGGATGAGAACTCGTGAGCAACGGATCCGGGATTGGTATTCCGCTCTCATCACGGCTGGCTTTGACCATGAGAGCGCCATCGAAGCGATTGCCTTTGCGGAGGCGCGCGCCGGTTAACGAGCTTCGCGCGGTTCACCGACTCCCGCGCGCGGGCCTGAGCTGCAAGGCGTGTGCAGCACTCCTTGGGCGCCCTGTGCGTCCAGTTTCCTCCCGACCTCCCCGGCGCTTCGGCGTCGGGGTCTCTTGGGAGGGTGAAAGTTTCGGCGCAGCGCGCCAACGAGCTCGGGAGACCGAGGATTTACGCAACGAGAACGCCCGTCGCGGGGGAAATGGGAACCTCTGCGGCGGGCAACTGGAGGCGGGGAAAGGTTCTAGCGTCCCCCGCGCTCCGGTTGGTGGGCCTCTCGCAGTCGAAGGCATTTGGCCCCTCGCCGTTGTTTGTATGCACGTCATCCATGCCTTTCAACATGGCATGGAGTTTTTCGGAAATGTCCGAAAAGTCATCGGAGTCCAAGATCGTGAGCGCGTTGGGTGAAGCTCAGAGTTGCGTAAGGACCATCGCCGGTGCGGAACCGGGCGACACGGTTATGCGTCAGCTCGATAGGGCTGCCCGGCGCATTTCGTTCTGGCGATGGTCCCGCGTCAAAGACGCCTGGTATGCGGACAAGCGCATGCGCGTCGATGCTGATGAGTTGGCGAAACTTCAAGAATTGGCGACCAAATATGGCAAGAAAAACTATGTCGCACCCAACGACGGAATCCCCTTCGATGCCGAAGCCTTCGAGCGAAGACTCAGAGTCCTTGAAGCTGCCGTTCGCCTTTCGGATCAGGACTTGTATCGGGCGCTGGTTGATGAGGGCGGCGCTTCGCAGGATTAAGCTGGCGCGCCTCATTGCGTGGTGGGTGGTCGGATGATGACCTCGCGCCGCCGCCTCGCCAACCGCCGATCGCACGAGCTGCTAAGCACGGAGTTCCGTGGCGCGCCCTACACGATCGGCGTCGGCCGGTTCGAGGATGGCTGGCTCAGCGAAATCTTCATCGACTGCCAGGCGAAGGGGCTCACCCCCATGAGCGACGACGCAAAAGATGCAGCGGTCTGCCTCAGCATCGCGCTTCAGTTCGGCGCGCCCGCGCAGGTTATCCGGGAAGCAGTCACGCGCACCACGGACGGCGCCGCCGTGGGCATTATCGGGCATGTGCTCGACCTCATGGCGTCAAAGGAGATCGGATGTGAGTGAAGAACCAGTCAGAAAGCTCGTTAACGCGAAGCATTTCATCGCGCTGCTGAAGGATGCAGACCAAAAGAAAACCCGCGTCGCATCCATCAACGGCGAGATCGGCGAGCGCATCAAGGAGGCGAGCGAGAATGGCCACCTGCATCGCGCGCTCTTTGGGTTGATGCTGAAACTCTCCCGGCAGGACGAACTCAAGCGCGAGGATTTCATCGCGCAGTTCCCGGAATATGTCCGCATGTGCCGTGAGGCCGGCATTTTTGGGCAGGAGCACGTCGGCAATCTGTTCGATCAGCAGGAGGATGACGACGCGCCGGATGGCCCGAACGAGGACGAGCAAGTCGCAGAGAACGTGACGCGGCTGGAGTCTGGCATCAAGCAGCTGCCGGACGAAGAGTTCGACGACAGCACGAGCAAAAAGCCATCGCGTCGGCGGCAAAAGAACACCGTCGACGAGTCCGCCGCAGACGAAAAGCCTGCGAGCTACAGCTATCAATGAAATTGCTCTCGCTCGATATCGCGACCGTGTGCGGCTTTGCCCTTGGTGAAGCCGGCACGATCCCGCGCTCTGGCTCCGTCCGCCTCAAGGGAAGGCAGGACGGGCCAGAGATAGCGGCGTGGAATATGCGCAACTTCCTCCGGGATCAGTTCACGCTCGATAAGCCCGACATGGTTGTGATCGAGCATTACCTCCACCCGACCGCGCAGAAAAGCGGCGACGCCGTGATCCTGCAACTGATGTGCTTTGGCGCGGCCATGGCCGAGATAATCAGCAAAGACATCATGTGCGAGAAGCCTCACGCGGCGACCGTGCGCAAGCACTTTATCGGCGCAAGCAACATGGGCGAGCGCAAGGCGACGAAGGATGCTGTGATCAAGCGGGCTCGGCTGTTGGGTTATATCCCGCGCGATTGCGTGGATGACAACCGCGCCGATGCGTGCGCCCTGTTCGATTTTGCCAGCGCTACTTACGCGCGCGTCAGTCCCAAAGCATTGGTCCTCTTCGGGGAGGCGGCGCAATGAGAGTCGCCTGCATCCACAAAGCCGTGAAGCGAGGCCTTGTGGTCCGCGGCTTTGCCGGGAGGGGCCAGCTGTGACGGACTGGCCGTTCGGCGAGCTTCGCCCTCTTTCTTTCGACCTGATCATGATCGATCCGCCATGGCTGCACAAAATGCGGTCGGACAAGGGCTACACATCCAAGAGCGCCGCCGGGCAATATCGAACGATGCCGGTCGACGAGATCGCTGCGCTGCCAGTTGCAGATCTGGGGCGTGGCGACGCGATCCTTTGGACTTGGGCCACACACGCGATGATCGACCAACAGATCGAGGTCACGCGGCGTTGGGGCTTCAAGTTCTCAACGACGGGCGTTTGGGTAAAGCGCACCAAGACGGGGAAGCTGGCTTTCGGAACAGGCCAGCGGCTTCGCTGCGCGAGCGAGCTTTTCATCATTTCGACCCTCGGTCGGCCGGAGACGATTAAGAGCGTTCGGACGGTCCTCGATGGCCCTGTCCGTGAACACTCCCGCAAGCCCGACGAGGCCTACCGCGTCGCCGAGTCCCTTTACCCGGCTGCGATCAATCGGGCCGACATCTTCTCCCGTGAGGCGCGCCCGGGATGGACCCAATGGGGGGACGAGGTCGGCAAGTTCACTTTTTTGGAGGCCGCAGAATGACCCCCGGCAACGACGAAATGCGCGACGCCCTGCTGTTGGCCGAGGAATTCATCGCTAACGAGCTGGAGCAGCGTCAATGCGGCAACACCGATGAGAGCGATTATGTGCGCGAGGCGCGCGAGGTGCTGGCGGCTGTGCGGGAGGCGCTGAAATGAGCCGTAACTTTGAGCGCGCGGCAATCGCGGTTCCGGCTGGCCGTCCCATGCCGGCCTATCTCATCCGCTGCTCGAAATGCGGTGAGACGGAAAAGGTATCGTCCAACACCCACGGCGGGGCAATGGCGCCTGAGGGAATCGCGTCTCGCTTTCGCAATAAGGGTTGGTCTGTGTCGACGCGCGATGGCGGCGACATGTGCCCGAAGTGCCAAGTGCGGAAGAAGGCCAGCCCCGAGAAGGAGTCAAACGTGGTCGAAATGAAAATCAAGGCCGAGCCGCCGCGCGAGATGTCGAAGGAAGATCAGCGGATCATCTTCGCTGAGATTAATGACGTCTATGTTGACGAAAAAACCGGCTATTCGTCCGGATGGAACGACAAGAAGGTTGCCGAGAAGCTCGGCGTCCCGCTGGCTTGGGTAAAGGGTGTGCGCGAGGCGCATTTTGGGAAGGAGGGAGCCTACGAGGATTTTTCCAAATTTATTGGAACTCTCAGGTCTGACCTAGATAAATTGATAGGCTCAAATGAAGAGTTAATTAAACGGTCCATTAAAATTGAAGCTGACGCCAAATCACTTCGTGAAAGTGCAGAAGCCGCTCATGCAAAATTGATTGAGACAAATCGCCATATCCTTTTCCTTGGCAAGGATATTTCCAAATGACGGGCTGGTCCAAAGAGCGCGTTGAGCTACTCCAAACGCTCTGGGCCGACGGCCTGAGCGCCAGCCAGTGCGCGGCGGAGTTGGGCGGCGGCCTAACCCGCAACGCTGTAATTGGAAAGCTGCACCGCCTCGGCATTCAGGACCGTAGCGCGGCCCCGGCGCCGGGGCGGAAGCCATCGGCCCCGAAGGTGGTCGCGCAAAAATCTCCGGACAAAATCCGGTATAACGCAAATCGCGTCGCGGCGGTTGACAAAACAGCGCCGTCGCTTGTCACGCAGGCCGTTTCGGTCGACAAAACGGCGCGAAAGTCGGTTTCGGTTGCGCGACCACACGTCTCTCCGGTCGCTAAGCTCCCACCGGCGCCACCATACCCGCACCGCGCCGGCCTCACGCTGATGGAGCTGCGCGCCTCATCCTGCAGATATCCCATCGCTGGCGATTCACGCGACGGCAGCCTGCGCTACTGCGGCGAGCGGCGCGAGAGCATCGAGCCCGGCAGGCCCTATTGCCGGCACTGCGCGGGGATTGCCTACCAGGCGAAGGCTGACCGCAAGGCGTGGGACAGGCGGCTCGGTATTACGAGGGCGGTGGGATGAGCGCGCACGGCAAACATCACCGGTGGACGAATGCGGACGAGCGCCGTCTCGCCCAATTGTGGCTTGAAGGCCATTCCGAATATGAGATCGCCTACCGGATGGACCTGCGGATCAATCAGGTTCGCGGTCGCGTGCTGAAGATGCGCGCTGATGGGGCAAACGTCCCGCGCCGCGAGAGGTCCAGGCAGTGGACGCAAGAACAACAGCGCGACCTGATAATTCGGTGGACATCTGGCTCATCAACCAAGGAAATCGCCCGCGCGCTTGGTAGAAGCGAGGATGCAATCTCGGTGAAAATATCGAGACTGCGCGGCAAGGGCGGCGATGAAATGCCAGCGAGGCGCGTTCCGACGACCACAAGAAAGGTTGCCGCGCGGCAGATCATCGAACAGATTTGCGAAGAATGGGGCGTCAAGCCTCATGTCTTGAAGTCCCCGTCGCGCGAGCGCGGCATCATGAAGCCGCGTCAGATTGCGATGGCGCTCTGCTATCGGCTCAGCGGCAATAGCCTTTCCTCCATCGGAAAGATGTTCGGCGGACGGCATCACACGACGGTTTATCACGCGAGTCTCGTTGCCGCGGCAAAATACCCGGACGAATTCGCGAGAGCTGAAGCCTCTGTCATGAGGGGCGCGCGATGAGCAAGATCAAGCTCGGAGAACAGCTGAGCGCCATCCGCAAGGCGCAGTCCATCGTCTCCGGCGCTGAGAAGACGCCGTCGGTCACGCGCGAACGGGATTACGTCTGCGCTTGCCTGGGAGCGGCGACGGTCACCCTTGAATGGCTCCGCGACAATGAGGCCGACATTCGCGCCGCCGTCGCGGCGAAGAAAGCCGGGGCCGGAGAATGACCGTGCACGCCCCACCATCGACCGACGTCTTGCCTTGCTCGATCGAGGCCGAGCAGGCCATCTTGGGCGCTGTTCTGACAAACCCGGATTGCCTCGACGCGCTGCGCCTCTCGACCGAGCCGAAGCACTTCTCAGAGGACCTTCACGCGAAGATCTTCGCGGCAATGCTCAGCCTCAACGCCGACGGGAAGAGTGTCTCCATAATCACGATCGGCGCAGCGCTCGCCGACACCGAGCTCCCTGAAGGCGTAAAACTCTCCGCTTATCTCGCGCGCCTGCAAGTCGAGGCGACGACCTTCTACGGCGCCGCCGATTATGCCGACATGGTTGTCGAGACGTGGCGGCGCCGGGAGCTTATTCGCGCGGCAATCATCCTGCAGGACGCCGCGCGCGCGCCTAACGGTCCCCTGGCGGCCGCGATCGTGACTGAGTTCGGAGAAGCGACTTCTGAGATCACGCTAGGCGCGCTCTCCTCGACCCGGAAGTCGATCGGCGAGGCCGCAGATGGCCTTTTGACCTATACCGAGAAAATCCGGAAGAAAGAGATCGCCTCGCTCAACGTCCCCACAGGCTTTGCCGACGTCGATAAAATCACCCCTTACGAGGCGGGGACTTTATGGGTTGTCGGCGCGCGGCCGGGTCAGGGAAAGACTGTATGGATGGTCTCCTCCTCCCTCAAGGTCGCGCAGGCTGGCGCGCGCGCTGGACGGGACGAGCAGGCAGGACAACCCGGGGATCGGGCCTTCGGCGCCATGGCCTTTTCATTCGAGGTTCCGGAGCGCCAATTAACGTCCCGCTACCTCTCCGCCCTCTCGTATATGCACGATCGGCCAATCCCCTACGGGAGCATCGCCCGCGGCGATTACAACGACGAGGAGCTTTGGCGGCTCGAGGACGCCTTTAGGCGGCTCCGCAACCTCCCTCTTACAATCGACTGCGCCTCGCGCGCGACAGTTACTGAGATCCGCGCGAAGATCCGGGCCGAAAAGAAGGCGATGGCCAGGCGGGGCGTTCGGCTGGGGGTGGTCTTCCTAGATTATCTGAAATTCATCAAGGCGAGCGATCGCTACAAAGGGAATCGTGTTTATGAGGTCGGCGAGATCTCGGCCAACCTTCACGAGATCGCGAAGGACGAGGAGCTTTGTGTCGTCCTTCTCGCCCAGCTCAACCGCGCGCTGGAGAACCGCGAGGACAAGCGCCCAAACCTTGCTGATCTGCGCGAGTCCGGCGACCTCGAGGCCGACGCTGATGTCGTCGCCTTCATTCATCGCGAGGCCCAGCACATCCTGAAGTCCGCCGAATATCGGCAGGGCAAGCCCGAGGCGCAGGAGCAGTTTCACCTTCTGAAACACGACGCCGAATTGATCATCGGCAAAAACCGCGCGGGTGCGGAGGACACAGCTCACCTATGGGCGGATGTCTCGTGCTCGACATTAAGCGATAAAGGGAGAGCGTGAAAATGGCGACGGAATCATTTGACTGGGATGGTGGAGACCGTGTGGTTGATGGGCAATTGGCTATAGCCGTCTACAAAAATTCGTATGGGGAGGTTGTAATCCGGCAGGAAGCTGGAGCGACCGATAGCGAAGACCATTTTGTTATCATTTCCCCGACGAATCTCAGTGTGGTGATCAGTTCCCTCCAAAAGATGATGGAGGGCTGAGTCCTATGGCCGGCACAACATGGAGCAAATTCTACTGGTCGGACTGGCTGTCCGACCCAGCAGTGCGCGCATGTTCGCCGGCCGCGCGTGGACTATGGATAGACATGCTTTGCGTCGCAGCAGGCCACGACCCGATTGGCTACGTCGCTGTCAATGGAAGAAGCCTTTCCGCCGAGGAGATCGCCCGGATAGCCGGTCTCGCTGCGCCGGAGGTAGAGACCTTGCTGCGAGAGTTAGAACGAAACGGCGTGTTCTCCCGCGACCGCAAAGGCGTGATCTTTTCCAGAAGAATGGTCCGTGATCAGAAGCGCGTTCAATCCGCCCGAAAGAATGGAAAAGAGGGCGGAAACCCCTTGCTTAAAAAAGAGGCGCACGAAAAACAAAAAAAGCCGGGAAAAAGTGTTCATTTCGGCGATTGCTCAGACGCCGACAATTCAACGGCTTATGATATTCCGGTTAAGGGTGTGGATAAGGGTAGGGATAACACCCATAAGCCAGAAGCCAATAGCCATAAGCCAGAAGAGCAGCAGCTGCTGCGGCCGCCTGATCTCAGTCGAAGATCGCGAGAGGATTTTTCCGCGCTTGAGGCGGCGCTGCGAGAGGCGTCCGGCCTTGAGCGCGACCGAACGGCGTCGGCAAAACTGGCGGACGTGTCCCCGATCATCGGATTAATCGACGCCGGCGTGAGCCTCGAAAAGCTAATTCTTCCGGTCTTGCGGTCTAAACGCGGGAGATGCTCTCGCGTCGGGTCATGGGAGTGGTTCGTCCCCGCCATCCGTGATGCTTACGAAAAGCAACAAAACACGAGGTCAGGAGCGCTGATGAAAGCGGTAAGTTCGCCAAAACCAACCGACCCGAACGACCCCGATGTCAGCCTGGTCGACATCCGCGGCCGCGAAACCGGCGTGATGTGGAAGCGCTCAAAGCTCGTTTCTCAGGTGGTGGAATGGCAGAAATCCGGCAAATGGTCGATGTATGGGGCGAGACCAGATCACCCCGACTGCCCTATCCCCCGCGCCCTACTCGACGATCTCGGAGTCAAAATCATCAGAGCCGCCGAGGCCGCGCAATGAGCCGCCGCCCTCGCCCTCGCCCCTTCGCCGTCGAGCGCAGGCAGATCCCCGACCGTCGGCCGCAGGTCGAGACGACGCAGCCGAATGCGCCGGTTATCGTCGCCGATACTCCGCCCCTCGGCCCCATCGCGCGCGAAGTCGCCTACGCGCTGCGGGAGTCCCCTATCCGCTTCCCGAAAGACTGGATGCAGGCCCGATGAACGACCTGTCCCGCTTCCACGCCAGACTCGACCGCCGCTCGCATAGGGCGAGGCATTTGCAGCGCCTGCTCAAGTCCGTCGGCGTGGAAGTCCCGCGCCATTACGGGCGGCAGGACATGACGCGGAAAACCTACGCCGTGGGGGTCATCCAGCACCTTGCCGCCAGCTTCGGCGAGGACAACGTGCGCCTGGCGATCCGGCTGCTCGTCGAGACCAGCGAGAGCAATGCCCAATGTCTCCACGGCAGCGTGATCACCGCGCTCACGATCATCGTCGCGAAACACCCTTACGGCCAGCGCGGGCTGGATCTCTTCGAAGCCATGGACATGATCGACGTTGGCGAGTTGGTCGAGACCGCGCGAGGTCTGCAACACAGGCGCGATGATCGCGAGTCTCAAATTCTTCTCGGCCTCATCACTGCTGAGCTGCGGCGCAACCTCGGGGAAATTGAAACGAATGGCACCGCAAAAATTAGCGCCTGAACACCGCGAGTTGCTCCTCGGCAGATGGATTGAGGCAGCCGACACGCTGCGCCGGCTTCCCCCAGTCCGCTATCCGAAGGAGTTTGGGAACGCCATGCCAGATGTCGTCCAGGAGTGGACATGGCAGGAGCTGAACGACTTCGAGAAGATTCGCGACAAGAAGGAATGGGCATGGTCGAGCGCGCGCCGCCCACCGACTGCCTCCGCCATCACCCGGCTCGACGAAGTCACGGACTGGAGCCTGCGCTACCTCATGAAGTGGCCTGCCCATCGGCCCTGCGCCCCCCGCCAATGCCTCTGGTCATTCGCCATCTGCTCGGCCAGAGACCGCGCTAGAAACGGCGTCAGGGGCGCGAACTTCTCATCCGTATGCAAAAAAAGAGGGTGGGCCAGGCGCACAGCGTATGATCGTATCGATCAAGCCCTGCTGATAGTTTATGATGGTCTGACAATGGATGCCGCATCCATTGCACCCGCCGCTGTTGACGATCTCGCACAATCCGCACAGATTTTGCCTCACTCTCAGTCATCATCGGGATATGTTGCCTGAGTGAAGCGCGCTTCGGCCCGGGGCACTGGGCCGCATCCCATCTTTCACCAAACGAGCCGCGGCGGGGTTCTAGTAGGCGCAGCCGGGGACGCGGTGCCCCGGCAATCTTACGCCGAGGGGATCTTATGACCATTCTCGTCTGCGACGACTGCGGCCACCACTTCGACGAGGGGGACCGGCGCGCATCTGTCGCACGGCCCTCACCGCGGCTCGGTGGTCATAAGCTCTGCCCGATGTGCGCGGCTGCTCTGCGCTCGCCGGTTTTTTGGGCCGTCCGCAACGATTGCAACGGGCCGTTCGAGGTATTCCCGTCGCGGGCCGACGCTCAACGTGCGCTGGAAGGCCGCAGCTACAAGGAGACCGGTTGCTACGTTGCCCCGGTCTACATCGTGCCCGTAGACGATGATTACGAGGTCATGATGCTCGAGTTCCAGGAGTCGGAAAAGGAGAAGGCCGCGAGGTCCAGCCCATGCGCGACCTGATCGCCTTCGCCCTCGGGATCGCTGTCAGCGCCGCTTGGCGCGCAGCACTGGAGCGCCCCAAGAACCGCGACGGCAAAAGCGGTCGCCATCCCGACTCCCATGCTCTGACAAATCCCCGGATTGTGGGGGCAGGCTATCAGCCAGCGTGCGCCGGCCGGAGGCCGGGGCCGCCGCCCGATGAGGGCAGCAGCGGAAAGAGGTAGCTCCCGGTGCAGATCGTTGTCGAATTCCGCGACCATCTCCTCTCGGAATATGCCAAGCGTCTCGACCGCCTCTCAGGGGGCAACGGCATGGACGCCATGGCCGCCGCCCTCAACGAGGGCGGCGCGGCAGTCCGCGAGCAGACCGTCTCCGCGGAGACCGCACAGACCGGCCTGCAGCACGACACGCTCGATCGAGCCCAGCAGGAAATCCCCGCCTCGGCTGGCTCGCTGCAATACACAATCCAGAGCCACGGCGGAAACGTCCGGCTCAAATACTTCGGGGCAAAGGAAGGTGGGGGTGGCGTCACAGCCCACCCGTGGAACCGCTCCACCTTCTACGGCGGCGCCTGGATCAACTCCGGCTTCCACGGCAACCGCGCCCCCTCCCCCAAACTTGGGGGCCATGTCTACCGCCGCACAGGCGCGGCACGCTTGCCCATCACGCAAGTCCGATCCGGTCTCTTCATTCCGACGGAGATGACGCAGGGGAAGACGGCCTCGACCTTCGACGCCGCATCCGCCTCGGTCCTGGCCACCACCGTCCTGTCTCGCCTCGGGGCGCTGCTGCCCTGAGCTAGGAATGCGGTCCTCGCCGAGCAAAACGCAGGCGCAACAGCGCAGGATCGTAAGTGTTTGATAAGGTTCCTTTTGAAGGATCGGTGCCGCCATGCGGCGCGGAGGCCCGATCCTTTTGCGTAGAAAAAAGTCCTCAAATCGCAGTTTGCTTTCCCCCGAGGGGGCTGGAGGGGCCGCCTGATGACCACGCCGACCGAGACCATGCTCACCGTCGCGGAGGCGGCGCAGCTGCTCATGGTGACGCCGCAGTGGGTCCGTGACCTTGGAGCGAAGGGCTACATCCCGAAGGCGGAAGGCGGGAAAGTCCCGATGGTTGCGGCCGTGCAGGGCTACATCAAATGGCTCAAGGACGAGGAGCGCCGCACGAGCAAGACGGCGGCGCAGTCCGCCGTCCAACAAGCCCGCGCGCGGGAGATCGAACTGCGCATCGCGCGGGAGAGCGGCAAGCTGATCGACCTAGAAGACGCCGAGACGACCTTCGCAACGATCCTTGGAATCTATCGGTCCGAATTGGCCGGCGTCGCTGCGGCGAGCACGCGCGACCTTGTCCTTCGGGAGACAATCGACAGGGCTTTGAATGACGCGGTTGCTCGCGCCCGGGATCGCTTCCGCCAGCATATCGAGGCTCTTCGAACAGGCCGAGATATCGGCTTGGACGACCCGGCGCCAATTCCCGGATGAGTGGGCGGCCGAGAACATCGTCTACGGACCGGAGACCGGATGGCCTGGCCCCCGCGATCCCGGTTTAACGCCCTATATGCGCGCCTTCGCGCGCGCCTTTGGCGATCGGCGTTGGAAGCGGATCATCGGCGTCACCAGCGCGCAGAGCGGCAAGACGGCGACGGTCCTCGACATCATCGGGGAGCGGCTGGACAACCGCCCCGCGCCAATCCTCTACGTCGGCCCGAATAAGGAATTTCTGACCGACCAGTTGGAGCCGCGCATCGACGAGATGTTCCGGCAGGCGGAAAGCCTGCGGGCGAAGGTCGTCGGCGGGGTCGACTCGCGGGAGCAGAAGAAGACGCTGAAGCGCGTCGCCGGCGTCAGGCTCCGCCTCGCACATGCGGGCTCGTCTGCGGCGTTGAAGTCGGACGCTGCGGCGTTGGCGCTCGTCGACGAATACGACGAAATGCTGCGGAACATTCGGGGCCAGGGCGACCCGCTCGGCCTCGTCGAGGCGCGCGGCGACACCTATGCCGACTTTCAGGTCGGGATCACTTCGACGCCAAGCCTCGGGATGGTGGAAGTCGTGACGGACGAGGCGAGCGGATTGGAGTTTTGGGCGCCGGGGGCGGACGACGACATCTCGTCACCGATCTGGCGCTTGTGGCAGGAGGGGACGCGGCATCACTTCTGCTGGCCCTGCCCGCACTGCGGCGAGTTTTTTGTCCCGCGGTCGCGGCAGTTGCGTTATCCTAAGAATGCAACGCCGTCGCAGGCCCTCGGGAACGCCTGGCTGGAGTGCCCGCGCTGCGGGGGCGAGGTCCGCGAAGAGCACAAGGAGGCCTGCAATCGGCGCGGCTCCTTCGTGGCTCCCGGGGAGAAGATCGACCGGGACGGCGTTATCAGCGGCAACCCCGCGGAGACGACGACAATATCGTTCTGGATTTCAGGCTTCTGCTCGCCCTTCAAGACGATCGGCGAGCGCGCGGAGCGATATCTGCGGGCGCTCGCGTCTGGCGAGCCCGACAAGGTGCAGACGGCGGTCAACGCCGGCTTCGGGGAGCTCTATCTCGCCGGCGGCGGGGAACTGCCCGAATGGCAGGAGATTGCGAAGCGGCGCGAGACCTATGAACGGCGCATCCCGCCGGGCGTGCTCTACCTCGTCGCGGGCGTGGACGTTCAAGGGAACCGGCTCCCCTACGTGATCCGCGGCTTCGGCGCCAACGGCACGAGCTGGCTGATCGAGCACGGTTACATCTGGGGAGCGACGAAAGACCCGGAGGTATGGGCGAAGCTCTCCGAAAAGCTGACGACGCCGATCGAGGGGAAGCTGATCAAGCTGGCCTTCGTCGACTCGGGCTTCCGGCCCGGCAAGAAGGAAAGTCTCCACCTTCACCGGGTTTACGAGTTCTGCCGCAAACACCAGCGGTTTTGCTACCCGACAAAGGGCTCGTCGCATCCGATGCAGCGGCCCCTCATCGAGAGCGCGATCGAGGTCGGCGGCGCCGACGGCAAGTCGCAGAAGTTCGGCCTGCGCCTGATCAAGCTCGACTCCGACCACTGGAAGGCGGTCGTGCACGAGCGGCTTGCGTTCGACCGGGATGACCCGGGCGCGCTGCATCTCAATGAGGCGGCGGACGAGGATTACTGCCAGCAGATCGTCGCGGAGGCCCGCGTCAAGGGCCCGTCCGGGCGCTGGATATGGGTCGCGCGCTACCGCGAGAACCATTTCCTCGATTGTGAGGCGATGGCTGCCGCTGCGGCGTGGCGCGTCGGCGCTGATCGCTACCGGGCCTTCAAGGCGGAGGCGATGGCGCGTGAAGAGCGGCGCGCGGTTACCGCGCGCGCAGCGTCTGAGGCGGTCAACCAGATTGATCAGGGACACGAAGAAGAGCCGGACGATGTCCCGCCTGTGGCGGTCGCTGAGAAAGCGCCGCCCGCGGCAAGCGTCACCCGCTCGCGGTTTTCTGACTTCGCCAGCCGGCTGAACAGGTAGAAGGAACAGGCAGCGCATGGGCTTTCTAGGGGGTCTCGGTTCGCTCTTCGGCGGCGGCAAGGGGAAGGGCGCCCCGCTCCTGCGCGGCCAACCCGGCGCGGCCTATATGCGCGGGGAGCAGACCGCCCTTTTCAGCACATGGGCTCCTAGCCTTCGCGACCCGAAATACGATGTCCAGTCGGCATGGTGGCAGGGCGCCGCCCGCACGATCGATCTGCTGCACAATTCTGGGTGGCTCGCCGGCGTGGTCAACAAGGGCTGCGCCTCGGTCATGGGAACTGGGTTGCAGCTCGCGCTTAATCCGGACGCCGGCGCGCTCGGTTGGGACGCCAAAACCGCGAACGACTGGGCCCGGATCGTCGAGAGGCGCTGGGAGCTATGGGCGCGGACCCCGCTGGAGTGCGACGCGGCCGGCAAGAACGACATCCACCAGCTCGCGAAAGCGGCGCTGCGCTCCTATTTCGGCCTTGGCGAGTGGGTGGTGTGGTTCAAGTGGATCAATCGGCCTGAAAGCAAGACCCGGACGAAGATTTGCCTGATCCCGGCGCATCGGCTGGTGCAGAATTCGAACGGCAGCGACCTCTTTCAGGGCGTCCGCGTCGATCAGAACGGCCTCCCGCGCTCGTATCTCTTCCAGTTGGAGACGGGCCCCTTCAACGCGGACCAATACACGGAGATTCGCGCCCGCGACGCGGGAAATCGCGCCACTATCCGGCATTGCTTCGACGGCGACATCGGCCAGATGCGCGGGATGTCGGTTTTTGCCCCGGTTTTGCAGGTTCTGAGGCAATACGATCAGCTCGCCAACGCGACTTTGACGTCCGCACTGGCCCAAGCGATCGTCGCCGCAACGATCGAGAGCCCCTCGCCGACGCAGGACGTGCTCTCCGCCTTCGCCACGCTCGATGAGCAGGGCGTGGGCGGCGACATGGGCTCTTATCTCGAGGCACGCGCCGGCTGGTATGACAAGACGAACTTCAATCTCGGCGGTCTGGCGCGCATCGTTCACCTGTTTTCGGGCGAAAAGCTCGATTTCAAGCGGTCCGAGACGCCGAACTCGAACTATGAGCCGTTCTCGCGCTTCCTGCTGCGCGAAATGGCGGCGTGCGGTGGCTTCACTTTCGAGGATGTGACCGGCGACTACACCGGCGCGACCTATTCGTCGATCAAGATGTCGACGACGACGAATTGGCCCGTCCAGCTCTGGCGCCGGGCGCATATCGCCGCGCCGTTCTACCAGTCTGCCTTCGAATGCTGGCTTGAAGAGTCGATTGAGCGCGGCGAGACGCCGCTGCCGGGCGATGCGCGCGACGCCATGGCGCTTTTCACTGAGAACCGGGCCGCTCTGTGCCGCGCGACATGGCGCGGGCCGTCGAAACCGATCCCTGATGAGGTCAAATTCGCATTGGCGAACGAGAAGCTCTACGGGCTCGGCGTCGTCACCTCGGAAATGATCGCAGGCGAACTCGGACACGATATCGAAGACGTCTACGACCAGCTCGCCCGCGAAAAGGCGATGCGCGAAGAGCGCGGCCTGCCCGACCCGGTGATTGTCGCCCCGCCGTCCCCGGCGGGCGCGGAAGATGCGCCGGACAAGCCTGAAGGAAAGGACTGAGCATGGCCGTGGACTGGAGCGACCCTTGTGCGCGCGCCGCGGCGTTGCGGGCGGCCTATTTCGAGCTCGTTTCAGGTTCGAAGGAGACCGAGATTGAGACCCGCACGCTCGATGCGCAGGAGCGAGTCCGGTTTTCGGCAGCCGACAAGCAAACGCTGCTCGCCGAGCTCCGCGCGGCGGAGGCGGAATGCGCCGCGTCGACCGGCGGGACGAACTCTAACCGCCGGTTCGCGATCGGCTGCGGATATCGGGGCTGAAATGTCGAACGCATTCCTTCTGCGCATCGCTGACCGCGTCCTTGATCGGCCGCTGCTGATCCTGCCCGACAAGCTGGCGATCATCACCGAGGTTCTTGCCGGGCGGATTGGCGTTGATGGCATCCGCGGAGAATTCGCAGCGCTGGAGCCGGACGGCGCCGAGCTCGCTGAGCTTTCCCTTATGCGCCCGACTGGTTCCCGCTTCGTCGGCGAGCCGATCGACCGGGACGAAAACGGGAAGGCGACGAAATACCTCCCCTATAGGAGGACAGCGTCCGGGGTAGCGATCGTTACCATTACCGGCTCGCTCGTGAATCGCGGCGCCTGGATCGGAGCGAGCTCCGGCCTGACCTCTTACGAGGGCATCGCGCACCAGGTTGAGAGCGCCGCAAAGGACCCGAAAGCGCGCGCCATCGTGCTCGACATCGAGTCGCCCGGCGGCGAAGCCGTGGGCGCGATGGAAACGTCGGCCATGGTGCGCAAGGTGGCTCGCGAAAAGCCAGTCTATGCGATGGTCAACGGCATGGCGGCCTCCGCCGCCTACGCAATCGCTGCCGGCGCGACGGCAATCTTCTCGACCGAGTCCGGCATTGCGGGATCTATCGGCGTGGTGCTGCTGCACTCCGACCATTCCCGCCGGCTCGACCGCGAAGGCATCACGCCGACGCTGATCCATGCCGGCGCGCACAAGGTCGACGGCAACCCGTTCACGCCGCTCTCTCCGGCCGTGAAGGCGGACCTGCAGGCCGAGGTCAACCACTTCTATTCGCTCTTTGTCGACGCCGTCGCCGCTGGGCGGCGGGGGATGACGAAGGACGCAGTCCGCGGCACCGAGGCCCGGACATTCATCGGCCGCGCCGCGAAAGAGGCGGGCCTCGTCGACGACATCGGCACATTCGCCGAGCTCGTCGGCTCGCTTTCGAAGGCATCTTTCCCAATGGGGACGAAAGGAAATCGCATGAACCTCCATAGCGACGAAGATCTGGCGCGCGCCCGCGCCGAAGGCCGCAAGGAAGGCGTCGACGAAGGCCGCAAGGCCGAGCACGACGCCGCTTTTGCCGCCGGCAAGGCAGAAGGCGTGAAGGAAGGCCACGCGGCTGGGCTCGCTGAAGGCCAGAAAGCTGGCGCGACGGCCGAGCGCGACCGCATCAAGGCTATCCTCGGCCATGACGACGCGAAGGGCCGTGGGGCGACCGCCCAGCACTTCGCGCTGAACACTGACATGAGCGTCGAAGCGGCCGTCGGCGCGCTGGCGGCGGTCCCGAAGGTCCCGTCGATCGGCGCCCGCGCTGCCGAGACGGTCGTCACCGGCGGCGACCCCGGGGCCAAGCCGGAAGCCAGTGGCGATGGCGCCTGGGACGGCATCGTCGCGAATCTCAACAAGACGATTCGCAAGTAATCGCAGGCGCTCCGGCGCTGCTGCACTCCAGAAACCTTAGAAAAGGATCACCATCATGACCGTCACGGTTTTCACCGAGGCGCAGCATCCCGGCGCGTTCATCGTGTCGGAAGAGGAAGGCTTCCTCTCTCGCGACGCCGTCACCATCAATGAATCCCAGACCGTCCTTGTCGGACAGGTGCTCGGCAGGTCGGTCGTCATCGCCGACGCCACGTCGTCTGCGGCGGCCGACGCCAGCAACACGGGCAGCTCCGGCGCAATGACGCTCGACGCCACCACGCCGGTCCTGGCGGGCGCGAAGAACGGCAAATATCGCGTCGTCTGCATCGAGCCCGGCACGAACGTCGGCACCTTCGCCGTCTTTGACCCCTATGGCGTCGAAATCGGCAAGTATGTGGTCGGCGGCGCTGACTTCGCCAAGGAGATCAAATTCGCGATCGCCGACGCGACCGACTTCGTCGCTGGCGACGCATTCACCGTCACGGTCGGCATCGAAAGCCTCACGGACGAGCTGTGGGAGGTCCTCGACCCGACGGCGACGGACGGAACGCAGATCGCCGCCGGCATTGCTGTCTATGGCGTCGTTACCGGCGCTGGCGAGACGAAGAAAATCTCCGCCATCACCCGCATCGCGGAAGTTCGCGCCGCTGACCTCGCCTGGCCCGCCGGCATCAGCGCCGCCAACAAGGCCCGCGCCATCGAAGAGCTGCGCGCGATCAACATCATCCTTCGCTGATCGGCGCGGGCTCACCGCCCGCCGCCGTTCGCTTCCCCGACGCAAGCCCGCCCTAACCCGGCGGGCTTTTTCTTTGGAGCAGTCGAATTATGACCCCCTTCGACGTATTCAACGCCGACCCGTTCAAGGCGACTTCGCTTTCGACGGCGATCGACAAGATGGACTATGTGCCGGGCCTGCTCGGCTCCATCCCCAACCTCTTCGTCCCCGACCCGGTGCGAACCGAGGATATCTGGATCGAGGAACGCTCGACCGGCGCCATCATCCTCCCAACCTCGCCGCGCGGCGCTCCCCCGCATCAAACCGGCGGTGACCAGCGCAAGGCCCGCGCGTTCAAGACGCGGCGCATTGCCGACGCCTCGCGCATCACGGCTTCCGAGCTGCTTTCAATCCGCTCGTTCGGCTCCGAATTGAGCCTCAAGAGCGTGCAGGAAGAGGTCGCGCGCCGCCAGTTCAAGATCAAGCAGAACTTCGACCTGACCTGGGAGAACCTGCGCATGGGCGCAATCCTCGGGAAGGTCCTCGACTCGAACGGCACGACGGTCATTTACGACTGGGAGGCCGAGTTCGGCCAGACCATCCCGGCCGAAGTCGACTTCGATCTCGACAATGCCTCGCCGGCCGAGGGCGCGCTTCGTAAGAAATGCAACGCCGCCAAGCGGAGCATCCTCGCCGGCCTCAAGGGCGTGGGCACGCCGAGCGACATCATCGCGATCTGCGGCGATGCGTTCTGGGACGACCTGACCAGCCACCCGGAGGTCATCAAGACCTACCTCAACCAGGATGCCCGCAACGGCGAATGGCTGCGCAACGGCCATGGCGTGCCGTGGGACTCGTTCCGCTATGGCGGCATCACCTTCGTCAACTACCGCGGGACGGACGATGGCACGACGCTGGCCGTCCACACGGACAAGGCGAAATTCTTCCCGACGGGCGCCGGCATCTTCCGCTGGGTCATGTCGCCGGGCGAGGCGTTCGAGCACATCGGCTCGCTTGGCCAGAATGTCTACTCGAACATGGTCATGGATAAGGACCGAAACGCCTGGGCGGACGTCGAGGTCTATTCCTACATCCTCCCCGTTTGCACCATGCCGCAGGCGCTCTATCGCGCCAAGCGCACCTGATAGGGGCGCGCGCACATGCTCCCCGCCCGTCTCGCCACCCTGCACGAGGCCGTCGATCGCCATTCCGGCGAGCGCGTCCGCGTGCGGCCGCAGTCGGGCGGGGGCTATGTCGCTGGTACTGATGATCCGGGCCGCGACCCGGTTGAGATCACCGCCTATGTGGCGCTCATCCCCGCCTCGGTCCGGACGTCGAGCTCCGGCGCCAATACGGGTGCGAACGTCCAGGCTCGCACGTCCGCTGACACCGTGAAATTCAAGACATCGGCGTTGGCCTACGACCTCGTCGAGGGGGACCTCGTCGACTTGCTGGACCGCGCCGGTGCGCCTGCGTTCCGCGTCTCGCGCACGGCCCCTTTCGGCGTCGACAGAACCATTGCCTTTCTAACCCCGGCGGCCCCATGAGCCTCGTCGCCTTCGCCATCCGCGTGACGACCGTGCGCGCGCTTCAGGCGGCGCTCCCGGCGTCGATTGATGTGGTCGACAGCCCCCAGGAGCCGGTCACGGCGATGATCGGGCCTGAGCCGCATCCAATGGTCGCCATCTATTCCGGGTCGACCGAAACAAAACTAGACGGGCGCAATCTGCTCGGCGGCGAGTCCAAGGTCGCGCTCGCAATTCAGTTCCTGCTCCCGGAGGCATTCGACTTCACCGTCGCGCCGAGCGTGGTCATCCGCATCGACACGCGCCGGCAGGGCGCCGAGACCGCCCTCGATGTTCTCTGGCGCATGGCTGCCCTCGCCCTCGATGGCAAGACCGCAGAGCCGTGGGCCGCGCTCTGGCGCGAGTTCGTCGTTCTGACGCCGCGCGTCTCGAATGCGTCGTATCTGATCGAGCGGGAGGGCGTTCGCATCACAGCCCGCGAGGTCGTCATCACCTGCGACCCGATCCATGAGCCCACGCCCGGCGTCGCCCCCGAGGGGCCGTGGGCGACGCTGCTCACGCTGATGCGCGCCGACACAAATACAGATGGACTCGTGTCCCTTGCGGATTGGATCGAGGCCGAAATTCGCGGCGGCGCGGATCTCGCCCAGGAAGAGCGCGACCGGATTTATATGGGCCTGTCCGACTACGTCGCGCGCGACATCGGCGTGCTGACGACCGGACCTTACGAAGACGTCAACAATGACCCGCTGGCGACGGCGGATGACGAGGCGCCGGCTGATCCGGACAGCTTCACGGAGCAGGACCAATGAGCCTGCTCGCCAACCTTGGGAATCTCATCGGAACAGTCACGGCTCACGCGCGGGCGATCCGCGATCTGCAACAGTCCGTGGCCGACGCCCACGCGCAGCTCCGCCGCACGGCGTGGATGGCGGACAATACGGTCATCCACGGCAAGGTCACGGACGTCGACCCGGAGAAGCAGCTCTATCGGCAGGAAATCGGCGAGGACGAGGAAGGGCAGCCGGTCAAGTCGCCTTGGCTCCCCTATTCGCAGATCGCCGGGACGCGCAAGGAGCACTCGCCGCCAAGCGTCGGGCAGCAGATGACGCTGCTGGCCCCGGCCGGGAACATCGAGCGGGCGCTCTCGCTGCCCTTCACCTGGTGGAACGATAACCCGTCACCTTCGACCGCTGGCGACGAGGATGTCGACCTTCGCGGCAAGACGAGGCGCACCCAGAAGGACGCCAGCCTCAAGCAGGAGGTCGACGGCGTCACGCGGACCTATTCCAAGCAGTCCGCGAAGCTCGTCATCCACAAGGACCCTGAGAACGAAGAAGAGGGCCAGGGCGAAGAGGTTTCCGACAAGAAGCCGTGGAAGGGCAACCGGGCCAAGACGAAGCACTCGCGGCTCTATTCGAAGGACGGCGGCTATGCCCTCGTCATCAACGAGGGCGACGACGAAAACGAGCACGTCATCAAGGTCCACCCGGACAACGCCGTCGAAGTCTCGACGCACAAAGGCAAGCACAAGATCACGATCAAGAAGGACGGGATCACCTCCAGCGTCGACAATGGGAAACACAAGGTCGAAGTCAAATCCAGCCAGCTCGGCGGCATGGCCGGCGGACAGATCGGGCAGACGCTCGGCGCGACGAACACGAACAATCTGGCGACGGAGCTCATGAGCCTGATGCACGGTGGCACGCTCGGCGGGATGCTTTCTGGCGGCGGGATTGGAGGCCTCCTGGGTGGGCAGCTCGGCACGCTTTTGGGCAACGCGCTTCTCTCTCAACTGACCAGCGAGCTGTCGACGCTCTTCAACGCGAACCAGCTCGGCGAGGCTGTTGGCGGCGGCATTTTTCACAAGAGCGAGGTCAAGGTGAAAATCGACGCGCCGAAGGTGCTGCACAAGGGCGACCTGAAGGTCGAGGGCTCCGTTCGCGCGACGCAGGTCATCCAGAGCGACATCGGGCTCAAGGGCGCGGTCATCTCCGGCGCGCCGGGAGACCCCGGCGACGCCGGCACCTGGTCTGAGAACTGATCGGAATGAGCAGCCTCGGCTTCGACCGCACCACCTTCAAGCCGCTCGTCGGCTTCGCTCATGTGGTCATGAACATCCACGTCATCGTGATCACGCCGATCGGCTCCCGCATCATGCGCCGCGAGTTCGGGTCCTCGATCCCGGCTTTGCTCGGGGCTTCGAATGTCACGCAGCCGGCGCTCTTGCGCTTCTGCATGGCGATCATACTCGCCGTCTCCCTTTGGGAGCGGCGCTTCGCCATCCGCCGCTTCGCCTTCCCGGAGGCGTTCAACACCCCCGAGCTGAGGCGGCAAGGGAAGATCGGGATTCGCCTGATCGGCGATTACATGCCGCGCGCCTTGGACGGTGACTTCACTGTCGAAAACCCGGAAGCAGAGGTCGACCTATGACGAGGATCCCCGGCGCGCTGCTGGATATGTCGGTCGTCCCGGTTCCGGACGCGATCTCGCCCGTCGACTATGAGTTGATCCGGGCCGCCACGCTGGCCGACATCACCGCGCGCTTCAACGCGGCGGGCATCCCGTTCAATGTCGGTGAGGTCGAGGGCGACCCCATCGTCGTGACCGAGGAGGCCCGCGCCTATCGCGAAATGCTCGTCCTGCAGCGGATCAACGATGCGATCCGCGCCGTCCTGCTGCCCTCGTCGATCGGCGCTGACCTTGAAAACCTCTCGACCGACTTCAACCTCACCCGGCTCGTGAAGACGCCGGCGACGCTGACGACGCCGGCCGTCTATGAGACTGACGCCGAATTCCGCGCCCGCCGCCAGATGGCGCCGGAGGGCTACGCCGCGGCTGGCCCCTCTGGGGCCTATGAATTCTTCGCCATGTCGGCTGACGGCTCGATCAAGCAAGCGAAGGCGAGCAAGGGCGTCGACAACCGCGTCGATCTGGTCCTGCTGTCGCGCAACGGCAACGGGGAGGTCTCCCCGGAGGTCATAGCAATCGTGCACGGGGCGATCTCGCCGCTCACGCTGCGGCCCATGACGGACGCGCTCTATACGCGCTCCGCGGACATCCTCGAAACGGAGATTTCCGTCCGCCTGACCCTGCCGCTTGGCCCCGACACCTCGACCGTGCAGGCGAAGGCGCTAACCGCCATCCAGGCCTATGCGAATGCGCGGCATTCTATTGGCGCTCCCCTTTACCTCGACGGCATCATCGGGGCCGCGCGTGAGGCGAAGCCGATCGAGACCGTCGAAGTGCTCACGCCCGTCGCCGACATCGACCCGGGCGACTTCGGCGCCGTCTTCGTGACCGACATCACCGTCGAGATCGCCTGACATGCCTGAGTTGAACCTCCTGCCTTCGGTCGCGACGCCGATTGAGGTCGCGATCGACCTCAATGCAAACCGGATTCTTGACGCAGACGCCGACCTCATCCGGCGCGTCAAAGACCCCGACCGCTGCCCGATTGCGCTCCTGCCGTTCCTGGCTTGGGAGCGCGGCGTCGACCTCTGGTTCGACGCCTGGCCCGAGTGGAAGAAGCGCCGGATCACGAAAGAGAGCTATCGTCTCAAGGGCGCCAAGGGGACTATCCCCGGCCACGCCGGCTATCTGTTTTACGTCGACGCGGAAATCGTGCAGTCGATTATCCCGCCGCAAGGTGTGACGGCCCGCGCGCAGAGCGCTGACCGCCTCGAGGCCTATCGCAACCGGTTTGCGGAGCTGCGGGTCTATCAATTCGGTGATCGCGGGAATCGGCCCGGGACGGCGGCTATGCGGACCGAGAGGCCGTCCTCGGCGACGGTCGGACGCCTCGTTGCTCGCCAGAATGTGGCGCAGCTCTACTACGGCCGGCGCGCGGTCATTCGCGACCACGGCGTCGAGACCGTCATCCGCAGCCAGGACCAATTGCGCGCGGACAGCGCCGCCGATTTTGTGATCCCGACCACGATGTATGCGATCCCGGCCGGGGCGCGGGCGCGCGAGCTGCTCGTCGGGCGCGCGGCGGTCGGCAGCGGCGTCGCGCACGCAAAGCAGAAGGGCCGCCTCCTCGTCATGGGCGCAGACGGCAATGTCGCTGGCGGGGGTTACATCCCGCCGGGGGCAGAGGGCGTCCGAGTCCTCAACCTCGCGCCGGAATATGTCGAAGAGCGGCACGATGGCGTCTCCTACGAGGGCGTCGCCTCGCCGTGGGGCCATTATCGGCCGGGGCGCATCATCGCCCGGCCGACTCGCGCGGATCGGTTCATCTATTCGCGCTGGCGCATCTATGACGCCGCCCGGGCGGGCTCCGAGGCCTATCGGGCGGTGGGCTCCGTCGTTGGGAAGGTCGTCCCGTCGCTCCGGCCTTTCTATGGGCTCCTGCGGATCGACGCCCGCTTCCGCTGGACCGGGCGCCGCGCTGTCGTCGGCCGCATGGCCACTGGCAAGGCGCCCGCTCAAACCGCATCGAACCGAATTAACGAGGTGGGCCTCGCTCTGTGGCGCTCAAAGGCGCTGCGCGACACCGTCCGCTTCACCACCAAGACCTATCGACCCCGATCCGTTGGCGACCTGTCCTTTGACGTCGAGACGTCATGGGGCGGGATGGTCCCGATCGTCCCTCTGACCAGGACGCTTGCAAAATGACGAAGATTTCCCGCATCTCCGACAATCAGGTCGTCACGCTCGCCGACTTCCAAAACCTCGCGGAACTGCCGCGCGACGCGCTCGACGCCCTCATTTCGACGGCGATCGAGGCCGGTGCGTCCTATGCAGGGGGCGCGGCGACCAAGACGGCCACCACGCAGGTCACCGTCTCGTCGCCTGTCTATCTCTACAAAAACGGGGCGCTCTATTCCTATGCGGAAGGGCAGAACACCGTCATCGACTTCCTCGGCTTCCTGCCGACGTCGGGCAATAAGCGCTACGCCGCCATCCTCGCCCAGGCGCAGACGCTGAACACGGACTCGCAGGCCCGCGACTTTGAGGTCGACGGGTCCGTCTATCCCCCCGTCATGGATCCTCAGCCGACCGAGACGCTGGTTTGGCGCAAGGCGAACATCACCTATCAGCTCGGCGACCCTGCCCCGTCGCCCATCAAGCCCGTTGTCGACGCCGCAAATACGGTCCTTGCGTGGGTGACCCTGTCCTCGACGCAGGTCGAGCTCGTCGAGCAGGAGACCGCGAACCGCATCAACACGCTGCGCTCGGTCGACGGACGCCTCTTGGCCGTTGAGACCTGGCGCGCGAAGACGGAGCCGGTTATCGAGGGCCTCAAGTCGGACGTCGCGAAGCTGCTGGAGGCCTCGAAGGCGAAGACCGACCGGACCTTCATCGGCTACATGCTCGAGCAGATCGCCCGCTTGAATGAGCGCGTGGGCGTCGACGCGACGGCCTCCTACTCGAAGACCGACTACTTCCTGGACGAAACTGACTCCGACACGGCGCATCTGTCGTATGTCGCGAAGGTCCAGGAGGGCATGCGCTTCGCCGACGACAACTCCGACAACTCTGTCCTCGCCCTCGAAACCCCCGGCGACACGCGCTTTCAGGTTCACGCATCTGGCCTCTTGCTGCCCAAATATACTGAGGGCGCGGTTCTCTCGATCGTGGGCAAGGACTCCGAGGTCGCCATCTCGAACGCCGGTTCGCAGACCATCAACTACACGCTCAAGACGATCTCCCGCACACGCATCCGCTGGGGGAATTCGTTCAAGGTCTGTACCAACTCGCAGTGGTGGCACTCGGGCCGCTATGACTCGATCACCGGCATCTTCCAGCGCAACGGCGAGACGTTCCAGGTTGATCAGGAGGATTTGCGCCGCGCACTGCAAAACCACACCGCAATCCGTCTCAAGCAGTTCTGGACGGACAAATACGAGGACCATTATTGGGAAGCCCTCGTCACGGCGGCATCCTACACCGGCAACGTCAACGCGAACACGTTCGCGATGCCGCGCTCGGGCTGGGTGACGGCGGTCAATCTCGGTTTTTCGCGCCTCGATACGGGCGGCGACGTTCGTCTGTTGCTGTGCGAAACTCACGCGGACGGCTCGCCGAACTATTCCAAGGCGCTCGCCGATGTGACGGTCGCCGTCGCAAACCTGAAGCTCTATCCCACGCTCACGAAGTTCCCGCTGAAGCCAACCTACCTCGAGGGCGGCAAGCGATACGCGTGGGCGGTGATCACGGCCGGCAACCACTGGCTGGCGGTCGTCGAGGGCAACAAGTTCGCGCAGGGCAGCTTCTTCACCAGCACGGACGGCGTCTGGTCGCAGGGCAACATCTCGCAGGACGCCTGCTTCGAGGTCCTGACCGCGCAATTCGAAGCGCCGCGCCTGGTCATCAACCTCAACGACTGGAACCTCTCCGGCGGCGTGACCGATGTCGACCTCGACATTGAGCAGGTCGTCCCGGATGGCGCGTCCCTGACGTTCGAAGTGCAGGTCGGGGCGACGTGGTATCCGGTCGAAGAGGTCGGGCCGGGCAACCATCCGCTCTATGGGCTCCCTGCGGCTGTGAACGCCCGCATGACGCTGCTCGGCACGACGGATGTCATGCCGGGTATCTTCGTTGGGACGAGCTATCGTCGCCTGTCGCGCCCGCGCGTCGACTCGACGCACATCTCGGCCGTTCGCACGGCCCCGGCGAACGTGGACGAGGTCCATGTCGTCGCGCTGCTCGAGCACTACGTCGAGGCGAACCACGACTGCGTCGTGAAACTCCTGACGGGCGCCGGCTATGCGACGGAGACGGCGGCGGCGTCGACGACCGACGTCACCCTGCCCGACGGCACGATTCGCCGGACGTGGGTCTTCACCGGCTTTACGCCGACGACGACCTGGAAGCGAAAGACGGTTCTCGGAACGACTTCGGCGCTGACGGTTTTTCACGCCGCCGAGATGACCGACATCAGCTTCCCGGCGCCGTAATCCTTCGCCCAACCGCACGGAGCGCATTTCATGGCGACAGCACCGAAAATCAAACCTGACCCGATCAAGGACGATGCGCTTTATCGGGTCATGCTGGCGCGGTCCATCCGCGTCGGGCGCGGGATGGTCCATCCCGGCGAGAACGTCAAACTGCGGGGCGACATTCTCAAGGCGGTGACGGCGCAGGACGCCGACGCCGTCGTTTCGTTCGAGCCTTATGTGATCAAGGGAGCCTGAGCAGATGGGCGCGTTCGATCGCTTCGTTTCTTCCAGGGCCGGCGCGTGGTCGAAAGACCTGTGGGACGGCCTGATCGCGGCGATCGACGCGCGCTTTGCGCCGCTGGAGGAGCAGCTCGATATCCAGAAGGAGACGACGGACAAGATCGTCGGTCGCGGACTCCAAATCATCGAGGACGAGCTCACCCCTGCGCTCAACTCTGCGAGCGACATCGTTGACCAGATAGAGGCGACGCAGACGAGCGCCGAGGCCACCGCCGCGGCGATCGAGGCGATCCTAACCACGCTCACAGAAGAAGGCGTCCCTGCGGCCAGCGTCATCACCACGGCGCTCCTGCGCTTTGTGTCAGACGCCGAGATGGCCGCGAAGGCGCCTCTCGCCTCCCCGACGTTCACCGGAACTCCGGCTGCCCCGACGGCGGCAGGTGGCACCAACACGACCCAGATCGCGACGACCGCTTTTGTGAAGGCGGCAATCGATGCGCTTATCAGCTCCGCGCCCGGCACACTCGATACGCTGGACGAGCTCGCCGCGGCTTTGGGCGACGACGCCAACTTCGCTTCGACTGTGACGACGGCTCTGGCGAACCGCCTCCGCTTCGACGCGGCGCAGACGCTAAGCGGCGGGGAGAAAGCGCAGGCTCTCACCAACATCGGGCTTTCCACGGCGTTGAAATCAGACGCCACGGCCGCGATCTCCGCCGGCTTTACCCTGACGCCCTACAGCGACGGAACGAAATCGTCAGGAACCTTCACGCCCGACCCGGCAAATCACAACTACCGCTACGTGATTAATAACGGCGCGCACACGATTGCCGCGCCGACTTCCGACTGCGCGATGGACATTCTTTACCGGAACGCGGCCAGCGCTGGGGCGCTCACTATGTCAGGGTTCCGCGTCGGCGCGGTCTCTGGCGACGTCTATGCGACGGCCGAGCGCGCTTCGATCGCAGCGACATTCACAAACGGATCGACGAGCGTCGGAATTACCGCGCACGGCGCGGTGGTTGGCGACATGCTTTGGCTGACCACGACCGGCGCACTGCCAACAAACTTTGCGACCGGAACGAACTACTACGTCGCAAGCGTCGTCGACGCCAACACCGTTACGCTAGCCGCAACCCCAGGAGGCGCTGCTATTTCAGCCGGTAGCGCAGGGTCTGGAACGCACACGGCGAAACTCGCCTCGCAGTTCATTTTGATGATCCGGCGCATCAATGGACTTGCGACTTATGCCTGGAAGGCGCTCCAGTGATTATCCTCCCTGATCGCAATGTTCCTCGTGCCCGCTTTCTTCTGCCTGTCCGCGACAAAGAGTGGCGCACGCCATCGCTCGCCCAGCCGAAGGACCATTTCGGCAATGAGAACATCACCCGGTTTTTGGTGCGGGCCAAGACTCACGACGGGGTGATTGTCTGGCGCGGCTGGTTCGATGACCGCGCCGACTGCGATGCCTTTCTCTGGGCGGTCGCGTGCGGCACGCTTCCGCAGGAGCGTGCGCTCTGGGACTTGCCGTCGCCCGGCTGGCCGGGGCTGGAGCCGGGCCTGATTTACGAGTGCTTGACGACTTCCTTTTTCACGACAGGGTCGAGCGCCACCTACAGCAAGCCATCCGATTTCGGCAACAACAACACGATCTGTTGTGTCGGCGGCGGCGCCTCGGGGGCGGCGCTCAACCAAGGGTCTATCGCACGCTACGCCTGCGGCGGCGGCGGCGGCGGAATCGGCATCTACGCAAATATGACCTTGACCGGAAATGCGACTTACACAGTCGCGGCCGACGCCTCCACTTTGACGTCATCGTCGACTGGCGTCGGAAAGACCGGGCCAAACGGCAATCAAACGTGGTTTGGGCAAGGGGCGACCGACTATTCCAGTGCTCCCGTCGGCGGGGACGGCGGCATGGGGGGCAACTGGTCAACAACATCCGCTCTCACCAATGGCGGCGCGGGCGGCGGCGGCAAGGGAACATCATCTGCGACGGGGGGGCGCGGCGGTAACGTCTCTGCCATCGGAGCATTCCGAGGCAACACCGGCGGCGGCGGAGCGGCCGGGATCAATGGCAACGGCAACAACGGTGGCGACTACTCGACTGCCGCGAATGGCGTGACGGCGGGGGGCTCTGGCGACGCCGGCTCAGGCGGCGCGGGAGGCAACGCTGGTGCAGGCGGCAATGGCGCCGAATGGGACGCCAGTCATGGATCTGGCGGCGGCGGCGGCGGCGAGGGTGGCGGCACCGGCGGCACGGGGTATGCCGGGGGCAATTACGGTGGCGGCGGTGGCGGCAGAACCGATGCCGGCAGCGTCACCACCGGCATGGGAATAGGCGGCCTTCTGGTCGTGCAATACGCGCCGCAAACCGGCGCAGCCTTCAACATGCCCATGCTCGGAATGTGAGGCAAAATGACAATGCAGATCGTCGGCTACCGCCTTCGCAACGTCGCGACGGATGCAATCGTGCAATCGTGGGGAGGCGTGTGGGGCCAATGCCCCGGCGTTCCAACCCTGCTAATGCTGCCGAACGGGGATAGCGTGTGCGCTCCATCTGTCGGAGAGACATATGCAGGTCACCTCCTCGAGCAGTGGATGATGGCCCCTCCTCCGCCGATCATCCCGGATGTATCGGACCGCCAGTTTTTCCAGCAAGCGGCCATGCAAGGGATCATCACGCAGGCAGAGGCGCTGGCGGCTGTGCAGACCGGGACCATTCCTCCTGTGCTGCAAGCTGTGGTCGATGGGATTGAAAACGCCGACGAAAAGTTCGCGGCGCAAATGATCCTGTCCGGGGCAACAATCTTCCAGCGGGACGCGCCTTTGACGGCGTCGCTCGGCGCGGCCTTCGGCTGGACGCCCGAGCAGATCGACTCGTTCTTCCTCGCGGCGGCGGCGCTGTAACATCGAGACAAGGAATCCAGGAAATGGACGTAAGCGGATCATTCACTGCCACAGGGCAGAGCGAGCCCCTTCTCGTGCAGGAGAAGGTCCCTTTCAACATCTCTCTTTGGGGCACTTTCGACTCGACCGTGCGGCTGGAGCGGTCCTTCCCCCCCTACGATACGTGGCTTCCGCTGACTGCCGCCGGGCAGGCTCTCTACGTATGGACAACGGCCGCGAGCGAAATGGCTGCGGAACCGGAAGGCGGCGTCAAGTATCGCCTGAACTGCACGAACCACGCGAGCGGAACCGTCAACTACCGGATAAGCCAGGGTGGCGTTCGGTTCGGATAAGCGGCACGGTCAACTACAGGATTTCGCAATGAAGAGGCTCTCTCTCCTTCTCGCGGCGCTTCTGGCGCTCGCATGGCCGGCGCAGGCCCAGAGCATCGACCCCATCGCGCGCGGCATGGCTGCGCGGGGGAATATCAAGTCCGGCACGACGCCGATTGTCGGCTGCTCGGCTGGCCAGTTCATCTACAACAACAGCGGCGTCGTCGGCTGCTCGGCGTCGAGTGCGTCGCTGGCGCTCCCCCAGGCGTTAACGGGCGCCACATCGGGCGGCATCGCCTATTTCTCCAACGCGACCACGATGGCGTCGAGCGCGGCGCTGGCCGCAAATGCGCTAGTGATCGGCGGCGGCGCGGGAGTGGCGCCTTCGACGATTACGACCGGGACGGGCGTCGTCACGGCCCTCGGCGTGAACGTCGGCAGCGCCGGAGCATTCGTGACGAACGGAGGCGCGCTCGGCACGCCGGCATCCGCCACGCTGACGAACGCCACCGGCCTGCCGATCTCGACGGGCGTCTCCGGCCTCGGGACGGGCGCGGCGACGGCGGCCGGCAACGCGGTCAACACCAACGGCGGGCTCGTGACCGCCTCGACCGCCTCGATCGCGTCCGGCGCGCTGCTGACTGGCGGCGGCTCCGGGACAGCTATCAGCGGGATCACGCCAGGAACTGGCGTCGCCACGGCGCTCGCCGCCAACGTCTCGGCGGCGGCAGATATCCAAGCCGGCACGAGCGGCTCAAAGCTCGTCGTCCCGTCAGCTATCGCCGGCTCCGGCGCGCTCCAGACGCTCACCGATGGCGCGACGATCAGTTGGGACATGGCGTCAGGCTACAACGCCAAAGTCACCCTGACGGCGAGCGGCCACACGCTTGCTGCGCCGACGAACGTCACCGCCGGCCTGACCTATCAGATCTGGGTCATCCAGGACGGCACCGGCTCGCGCACGATGTCATGGAACGCCGCCTACAAATTCGGCACTGCGGGGGCCCCCACGCTGACGACGACGGCCTCGGCCAAAGACCTCATCACCTGCACCGCCTACGACACCACGCCGACGCTGCATTGCGTCGCTTCGCTGGGGTATTGAGAATGGTTCTGCGCGCTCTTGTCGCTGTCTTCCTCGCCGCTCTGACGGCATTCCCGGCTCAGGCTCTCCGGCCGTTCCCGTCACCGATGATGGTGCGTCAGGCGGCCTCAAGCGGGCCGACTGCGGTTGTCTCCCAAAACTTTACAACCAACTCCACTTTCCCGGCGTGGCTCGACAACTCCCTGACGGTCGGCCACCGGATGCAATACGACAGCACCGGCAAGCTGACGTATGCGCCGAATAATCTGATCCAGCAGTCAGATAATTGGGCCGCAGCGGCTTGGGCAACCGTCAGCAACATGACGCGCACGGCAAATAACGCTGTTGCGCCCGACGGCACCACCACCGCCACGTTGCTTACGGCGACAAATGCAAACGCCTACATTCAGCAGGCTGGTGCGACCACAGGAACGCCTGCGAAGAAGATTACTTCATTCTGGGTAAAGAGAAAAACTGGCACCGGCACTATTAACATGGTTGATGCTCAAGCCTTTTCGTGGACTCCAATAACCGTTACGTCAAGCTGGACACAGGTTTACGCAGTTTCCGTCGCCACAACAGATAGCTATATCGGTTTGCAGATTGTTACTTCTGGTGATGAATTCTGGGTTTGGCGTGGTGTCACAGAGGCCGTCACTTATCAAACTACTCCGACTGTAAATTCTGCGACGGGCTACGGCTATCAAACCACTTCCGCCGCCTACTACGGCCCGCGCTTCGACTATGATCCGGCGACGCTGACTGCGCGCGGCATTCTGATTGAGGAAAGCCGGACGAATCTTGCGCTGTATTGCCGTGACCTTACAAATGCGGCATGGACAAAAACAAATGTTACGGCGGCGAAAGACCAGACCGGAATTGACGGCGTTGCCAATTCGGCGTCAAAAATCACCGCATCCGCTGGAAACGGGACTGTTCTACAGTCGATTACGTTGGCGTCTTCGCAGCGTTTCCAGTCTGCGTATGTGAAGCGCATTACTGGAACCGGAACGGTCGAAATGACGACCGATGGTGGCTCTACGTGGACGGCCATAACCGTCACGGCGTCGTGGGCGAAAGTGACCATCCCAGCGCAGACCGTAACTAACCCGTCAGTCGGTTTCAGGATCATTACGAATGCGGATGCTATCGCTGTTGATTTCGTGCAGAACGAAACCGGCGCGTTTGCTACGTCGCCAATCTTTACAACCTCCGCTTCCGTCACGCGCGTTGCGGACATTATCAAGCTCGCTGGCTCGGCGCTTTCGACCATTGGCGGCGCTGCTGGCACGGTTATTCAGGAATACAATCTGGAAGGCGACACGGCTGCGACGCAGTATCAGATTTACGGCAATACCGTCAGCCCGCTCTACTTCGACAGTTCGCGCGTTATCAAAGCGACGAACGGGACGAATATCCTGTCGTCTGCGGTAACGGCGACCGTTGGAACGTCTATTCGTGCGGGCCTTGCGTGGGACGGTTCTGGCCGCTCTATCAGCGCCAATGGCTCGGCGGCTGTTACGGACGCTAACGGATTTGGCACGATTGGCTCGACCGTCTATGACGGCTCGAACAACGGCGCAAACACGGCGAACGGCTGGCTGCGGACATTTGCGATTTACGACAGCAAGCTTTCCGGCTCGACGTTCACTGGCAAGACGACCACGGGAGCGGCGCTGTAATGTCGGTAGAGATAATTTTCAACGCCCCTGACATTCCCACGCTTGCCGCTGCGGCTGCACAAATGGGCTATTGGGACGCGCAGAAGCAACAAGTCATCCAGACCGGGCCAATCTTCGGTGGCGGTGGCTACTTCTACAACTTTGTCGGCACGGTCTATACGCCGACCGGCGAGACGACGACTGACGCTTTCGGCAACACCGTTCCCGTCATGGCCGCGCAGCCGGGCGTCTGGGGCAGGCTCCGGCACAACGGCGACCCCGCGTATATGCCGCAGCTTCCAGCCAACAGCGGCATTACGCTCTATCGCTATGACACGACGCTTGGTGGCTGGACTTCTGACGGTGTGACGCTTGCGCCTGATTGGGTCTCCAACGTCGCGGTGATCGCGTAGCCGAGCGACTTTCGACTGATTTTCGCGCGGCTATCGCACGGACAACGTGCGCAAGCTACTGAAATCGCACAAAAAGCAACAAACTCTTAATCAGCGGGCCATCATCGCCCGCTGATGCTTCTCCCATGAAAAGGCGGCAACGATGCGCGCGCCCGTTCTCTTTCGCGCCAAGGCGTGGGCCTGCGGCGTGATTTGGCTTGCGCGGCTCGTCATTGGGATCAAGAGGGCGAAGCTGTGATGCGCCCGGATCATCATGCGCTCGTCATGCTGGCGCTGCTCGCTGGCGGCGCGGCGATCATTGGCGAGATGGTCATTCAGGTTGTCAGGAGGCTGCTTTGACAGAGATCCGATCAGCTGCCGCACAAGCCGGGATTGTCGATTCCGAACTGCTGATCTTCGAGGCGGCGAAGGCGTTTCACAATGCGCAGACGCAACTCCGCCTTGATGCGGAATGGGCTGCGCTCGTGCGCCCGGCTTATGATCAGCTTTCTGAGCGGTCTCTGGCCATCCTCAATCACCTCTACGGGCTCAATTCGACCGTGATTCAGCGGGGGCTAAGATGAACCGCAAGGCGTTCTTTGACGCAGTCCGCAGCGACATTTTCGGGGGAAAGCTAGAAGCGTGGCAGGTCGATGGCCTGTCGCGCATCCTCGACTATCGCGAGGCCAAATGGCCGAAGATGATCGACGAGGAGCTGGCGTATCTGCTGGCTACTGTCTTCCATGAGACGGCGCGGACCATGCAGCCGATTGCCGAGCGCGGATCGAATGCGTATCTGCGCGGCAAGCCATACTGGCCGTGGATCGGGCGCGGGCTCATTCAGATTACGTGGCTCGTGAATTATCGTCGGTTCAACATCCAGAACCCTATCGACGCGCAGTCGTGGCCGGTGGCGCTGGATGTGGCGTTCAGAGGGATGATCGGTGGCTTGTTCACGGGCAAGAAACTTTCGGATTTTATTCGCCACGGTCATGCCGACTTTGTCGGCGCCCGCCGAATTATCAATGGCACAGACCGGGCGCATCTCATCGCCACCTATGCCGACGACTTCCTGAAGGCGCTGCGCGCGGCACGGAAATGATCCGCCTCATGCGCGACGCATGGGAAAACTTCGCCGCCTGCGTCGTCGCGCTCGTCTGCGCGGTGGCGTGTTCGATCTTCAACTGTGAGAGGGACTGATGCTGCGCTTCGTGACATTCGCAATTGCCTCTTTCGCCATCTGGCTCTCGGGGGCGTGGTGGGAAAACGGGGATCGGAAGGCCGCTTCGGCTGCTCTCTTGTTCGCGACGTTCATTCTCGCCGTTGGCGCGCTCTCCGGCTGCGCGAGCCGTGAGGGCGACGGGTTTTCAAACTCTGGGGCCTATCAAGGCCGCCAGTGCGTGGAAAAGACTCGCTACGGCGAGCGATGGTTCAACTGTGAAAAGTAAGGAGAAGGGTCAATGACGGCTACTATGCGCGCGAAAATGGGTGTTGGCATGGTGCAGGAGCACTTCTACGGCGAGAACGGCGCGAAGTCCTCCGAGACGCTCACTATGACTGCGGTCTCCAAGAACAAGTATGACGAGACCGGCCTCGACGAGGACAACACCTTCGCCACGTTTACCCCCGGCGCGAGCCTCGTCGTCCAGATCGCCAACCCCGCGCTTTGGGGGAAGTTCAAGCACGGCGACGCGTTCTACGTCGACTTCACGCCGGCTGAAAAATAGTGGGCGCGCTCTCTGGGGGCTCCACGATCTATCACGCTTGCAAGGATGGATTGTGCCGATGACGACGCCGGAAATCGCGACAGTCGCATTCGTCGCATTCGCACTCATCACCGCATTCATCGGCTTTATTTTCTGGCCGTAGCAGTGGCACGGCGTGCGGGTGGTTTGCAGGATGAAGTAGGAAGCGGGCCGCACTCACGATCGGCATTCGGGGCGGTGGATCAATCCCGCTGGTGAGACACTTTCGCCCGAACACGTTGGCGCTGTTCCGCCGCGTTTCCGCGCCGCTTCCCTCTGTTCTTTTACCGCGCCGCGCGGTTCCCGGCAATCATGGAGATAGAAATGACAATTGGAGAACAGCGCGTCCGCACGACGCTCAATCCGAGCGCGGACAGCGTAGTCGATCAGATCAAGCAGAAGTCGGCCGAACTGATCGACCTTTGCGAGGCGCTGAAGGAAAAGGACGGGCGCTGTGCGGCTATCGCGCAGACCCATTATGAAGAAGCCGCCATGTGGGCGGTCAAAGCCGCTACGGCCTAATAAACTGGAGATTGAAATGCTTGTTGGTTATCGCACCTATCTCGCGTCCGCTCTTCTGGCGATCTTCGGCGTTCTCGCCGCGACGGACTGGACCGCTTTCCTGAACGATCCGAAGGCGGGCGCCGTTGCTATCGGCTCGGCCGTCCTCATGGCGGTTCTGCGCTCGATCACCACGACGCCGCCGGGCCAGAAGTGATCGCCGCCATCATCAGCGCGCTCGCGGCGGCCATCAAGGTCGCCGCGTCCTATCTCGCATGGGCGCGCGACAGGACACTGATCGCGCTCGGAGCCGCCCAAGAGCGCAACAAATCCAGCGAGGCGGAAGCCGCCACGCAGGAAGCCATCAAGGACATCGCGGATGAACGCTCGGCCATTCCTCCCGCCCCTACTGATCCTGACGACCTTGCTCGCGAGCTGCGCGGACAAAAGTCAGGGGCCGGTGGGAGCGGTCGAAAGCGTCCTTTCTAAAGGGACGCCTGAAGCCCGCAAGGCGGAGGTCATCCGCATCATTCGCGCGGCCTGTCCGAACAGGCTCACTGATGATGAGGTCGAATGGGTCGCTCAGTTTGTCGAAGGGAACCGCTCGGCGGGGGCTGTCTACGTCGCCGGGCTGCTGTGGAAGATGAACGCCGAGACGATCAAATGCCGGGGGGCGAAGTGAGCGACGCAGCAGACCAATTTCTCTCCCTTCTCAGGGACCACCTTTCAGAGATTTTCAGCACGACCATCGGCGGCGCCGTCGGATACGTCGCCGCGAACCGAAAGAACAACGCCGAGGCGGACAAACTGGAGGCCGAGGCCGAAAGCGCCCGCGCCGAGGCCATCATCGTCCCATTCCGCGCGCTGATCGCCGGTTACGAGGCGCAGGCGCGGGCGGACTCTGTCCGGATCGAAAACCTAACCCGCGAGGTCGCGGAATTGAGGGAAGAGGTCAAGGCGCTCCGCCAGGCGCTCGACGCCCGGCCGCGACGGGGCACCGCCGGCGAAGAATAGCGCCGCTCAGAACCACACACCGATTCACCTGAAACCCCGCCCCACGGCGGGGTTTTTCATTTGGAGCACACCGCACCATGACCTCCCCCACCTTCGGCGTAATTTTTAACCGCACGGACACGGACCCGCGTCCGCCGCAGTTCTCGGACCTGTCGGTCGTGGGCCTTGTGCTCCCGGCTGACGACGCGGACGCGGACTTCCTGCCGCTCAATGAGCCGGTCCACTTCAATTCCGGCGACACGGCGGCTCTTGCTAAACTCGGCAACACCGAGCTTTACAAGGCAGTCACCGCGATCGACGACCAGCTCGCCGAATTCCAGACGAGCGCGCGCATCGTGGCCGTCCGCGTCGCCAAGGGTGGGGACGACGCCGCGACGATTGCGAACATCGTCGGCGCCCAGAACGGGGTCACCGCGGCGAACAATGTCGGCACGGGCATTTACGCTCTCCTGCGCGCCGGCAAGCAGCTCGGCGTCATCCCGCGCCTGCTCGGCTTCCCCGGCTATACCTGGCAGACGACCGGCGCCGGCGGCACGGTCAACGTGTCGAGCGCCGCGAAGGCCGGCGGGAATACGGGGGGCGGCACGCTCACGCCTGCCGGCACGCCTTACCTCGCCGGCGTCAAGGAAGGCGTCTATCAGGTCCGCTGCATCGGCGGCGCGAAGTCGGCGTCTTCGGCCGAAAAGGTGGGCGGCAATACTGGCGACGGCACGATGGGCTCGCTCACGGCCGACACCGGCGCGGCGGTCGGAGCCTGGCGCGTGATCTGCGGGATTGCGGCGGCAAACGGGGGCACGTTCAGCGTCCTGAAGCCGGACGGCTCGCTCGACGGTCTGGCGGTTGTCGGCACGGCCTACAATAGCTCGAACGGGATCAACTTCACGATCGCGGACGGCGCGGAAGACTTCGTCGTCGGCGACGAATTCGTCGTGACCGTCGCCCACGCGGTCCCCGCTGGCGGCGGCGTGTTCAGCGTCACTGATCCGCTCGGCAATGCCCTTGCGAACGCCACGGTCGGCGTCGCCTACTCGACCCAGATCGCCTTCACCATCGCAGACGGAACGCCTGACTTCGCGGTCGGCGACGGCTTTGATGTCACGGTTGACTTCGTGGGCGGGACGCTGGAGGCGAACCCGATCGTCGCCGCTCTGCCCCCGATCCTGAACGCGCTGATCGCCCATGCGGTCGTTGGCGCTCCCGGAACCGGTCTGCAGGGCGCGATTGACTGGTTTGAGACGATCACCTCTGGTCGCATCATTCCGATCGACGCCTGGGTCAAGCGTGTGGATGGAACCTACGAGGACGGCGTCGCGCGCGTCCTCGGGCTCGGCGTGCGGACCGACTTCGAGCACGGCGGCTATCCGTTCTGGGCCTTCGCGAACAAGCAGGTCGCCGGTATCCTCGGGCTCAAGACCTATCACTCATTCTCCCTCACCGATGGCGCGACCGAAGGTCAGGAGCTTATGGCCGCGCACATCGGCACGATCGAGCGCGGTGAGTTGGGAGTCGAGACGGCGATCGCCGACAACGGCTTCAAGTTCATCGGCACGTTCAACGCCGACTCGGATCCGCTTTGGTGGTTCTATAACAAGAGCCGCGGTCGCGACTTCCTCCACCTCGCGCTTCTGAAGTCGATCCGCCGGCGCCTTGGGTCTGAGAACGTGACGCCGCACGGCGTTCAGGCCGTGCTCAACGATATGGTCGCCATCCAGACCAATATCCTGCAGCACGAGGGCTCGATCGGCTTCAAGGTCGGCTTCGAGGCTTCCACGAACAATCCGAACGACCTGCGTCAGGGCAAGTTCCGGGTTTTCGTGGCGTCCGAGGAGCCCGCGCCGATCATGCAGGTCACCATCGACTCCCGCCCCTATTACAAGGCGCTGGAAGTCGAACTGGCGACCATCGTGGCGCAGGCCGCGACGATCCCCGAGCAATACCTGCAGGCGTAACGGCCGCAGCGGCGCGCGCTTTGCGGCGCGCGCCCATCCCTTTCCACGGTTCCAACCATAGGAGCGCGCCGTCATGGCAGCGACTGTCACGATTTGGGAAGCCGCGAACCTCTTCGCCGGCGACGATGGCCCGAACAATTCAAAGCACCTCGTCCTTCGTTCGATCATGCTCCCGCAGCTCAAGGAGAAGAGCGAGGAGCACCACCCCGGCGGCGCCGTCGCGGCCATTTCGATCGGCATGCGGTCGATCGAGGCGCTGGAGATGACCTTCAAGGTTGTGGGCTCCGACGTTCAGACCAAGGGGCTCTTTGGCCTCGGGTCGCTCGCGACGCGGCCTTACACCGTCTACGGCGTCCTTCGCGATAAGCAGACGGGCCGCGCAATCGAGCGCAAGGCCGTCGTCTGGGGTCGGCTGATGGAACTCAACGAATCCGAGTTCGAGAAGGGCAAGCTGACTGAGCAGGACCACAAGATCGGTGAGATCACCCGCTATGAGCTTTACGAGGACAAGAAAGAGGTCATCGTCTTCGACTTCTTCGCCTCGGTCTGGCGCGTGAACCAGATCGACCAGCTCACGGACGACCGGGCCATCCTCCGCATCCCGTCCGGCGCCTGACCACGTTTCGAGGCGGCGCGCCCGCTGTGGCGCGTCGCGCATGACCACACGCATATCTCAGGGTGACAAATGGCAAATATCGAGTTCCTCGGCTCCCGCCCACGGGCGAAGGAGATCGCCCTCGCCTGGCCGATTAAGTTCGGCGACCGGGAGTATAGGTCGGTCTGGCTGGTCCGACTGACCGCCGCAGAGGTCGGCAAATGGCAGAAGGAGATCGAGGCTGTTCTCGCGGGTGACGCAAACGCATCCGTGCGCTTTCCGATCTTCCGCGATGGGGAAAACGGTGAGCCGATCCCTAATGAGGTTCTCGAAAATCTCGACGCGGACGATGATCAGGCGCTGCAAGAGGCCGCACTGTCTTTTATTCCCCGCCGGTTCCGTGGCGCCGAGAGTGCCATTTCGGACCCGGCGGCTGGCGCTCCTACCGGGCTTTCATCGGAAGCATGATCGGCTGGTCAATGGCAGAGCTGGACGGCCTCTACTGGGATGAGTTCCTAGAGGAGTTCAAGGCGGCGCACGAGATGTGGGAAATAAAAAGGCCCCGGTGACCGGGGCCTTTCTGTATGCCTGCCTTGCCACGCCTTGCCTTGCCCGGCCACGCATCGCCGCGCCATGCCGCGCCTTGTCTGTGAGAACATAGCTCCAACCTTCCGCCGATATCAAGGGAGCCGCAAATGTCCAATCTCACCAGCAGCTTGACTATCAAGCTCATCGACGGCGTAAGCGGTCCCGCAAAAACCGTCGCCAACGCCCTCAAGTCGGCAGAGAACAATGCGAAGGCCGTCGCGAAGGCGATGTCCGGGACCGGCGCGCGCGACGGGTTTCAGCGCCAGCTCGCAGGCCTGAAGCTCGCCGGCAAGGATATCGAGCAGGTCGCCAAGGCATGGAAGGATTATGCAAGGTCGGCGGGTCTTGCGGCAAATGCTTCGTCCTGGACGAAGAATCAAGCGGCCGGCGTCCGCGCGTGGGAGCAGCAGACTATCCGCGCGCTGCGCGCCGTGAAGCGCGAACAGATCGCCTTCAATCGAAGCATCGCAGGGGCCGGCGGCGTCTCGCCCATGATGCTGGCAATGTCGCAATCGACGTTGGCAAACCGGAAGATGGTTGCCGGCATGTCCGCCGCTGGCGCGCGGCGGGCGCTGGCAGGCGCGAAGGCGTCGTCGATCGGCGCGGCCGAGTATGCGGCCGGTGCCGGCTTGCTCGGGCGCATCTCTCTCCCCGGCGTCACAGCCGGATACGCGGCCTATCAAGTCGGGTCGAAGGTGGCCGCCGGCGGCGCCGAGTATCAGCATCAGCGCGTCGCGGCGCTGAACGCCGGTATGAGCCCGTCCGAGCTAAAGCAAGCCGAGGCGGCTGCTATCGCCGCGCAGCGCCATGCGCCGACGATGACGGTTTCGGAAATCATGGCGCTGTTGCAGGACGTGCGCTCATCTGTGCAGGACCAAGCGGACGTTTACCGAATCCTCCCGCAGGTGGCGAAGGCGGCGAGCGCCCTGAAGGCCATGGGCGCGCATGAAGCCAATGTCGGCGACATCGTGAAGGCCGGCGACACGCTCGGCCTTCTGACTCAACCAGGGCGTTTTGAGAAGTTCTTGTCGGGGCAGGTAAAGGCACAAGCCGTGCTCGGCCGCACGGTCTCGACGGAAGGTGTTTACGAGGCGGCGAAATACTCGAAGACGGCGGGCGCGGCGCTGTCCGACAAGTTCCTCAACCTCGTCATGCCGGGCCTCATTCAGGAGTTGCACGGCTCATCGGCTGGCGACACGCTGTCCATGCTGACAAAGACGCTGCGCGGTGGCCTGCAAAGCAAGCACCTCCCCGTGATGAAACTGAAGGAACTCGGCCTACTCGAAGACCCCTCAAAGATTGTCTATTCGAAGACGGGATCAATCAAAGGCTATCTCGGCAAGGTCGTGAATGACGCGCTGCTCGCGTCCGACCCGGACCAATGGTTCCAGAAGATATTCAAGCCTGCCGCTGAGGGGAAGGGCGGCGTCAAAAACATGGCTGACATGGTGAGCCTGCTCAGCACAGTGCTGCCGTCGCGCGCCGCGAACCTCGCGCGGATACTCATGCAGCAAGAGCAGTCTCTGAAGACACAGGCGGAACTATTTGAGAAGACGCCTGACATGGATCAGATGATCAAAAACCAACGGGCTGATCCGAAGGCCGCGTGGGAGGGGCTGAAGTCCGCGACGGAAAACCTCGGTGCCGCAGCGCTTAGCGCGATCCCGGCAGCCGAGGCACTGAACAAACTCTCCGGCGCGATGGACGCATATTCGGACATGCTTCGCCGCAAGCCACAGAAGACCGACTTCGTTCAGATGGTTGGTGAGGCCGCCGGAACACTGAAGAAGGACGCCATCGACTCCGCGAAGAAATGGTGGAATGGGCCAACCCCAAGCATGGGCGCCGGTTCGCTCGCCAACTATGAAGAGCGGCTCGGGCTGGATGGGAAGCGCAAGACCTTCCTGCCGAGCATGCTGCAGGACCCGAAGGCGATGTCGATCGAGGTCAAGCCGACCGTCGACACAAGCAGCCTGGACGCGGCCAAGGGAGTGGCAGAAGGGACCAAGGCCGCCGTCGAGGGGCTCGCCATCACGGTCTCGCCGACCGTAAACACGGGGAGCATCTCTGCGGCGAAGGGCGAAGCCCAATCGCTTCTGTCGATCCTTCAGCAAATCTCCGGCGCCGCGGCCGGGGCAACCGGACAGGTCAATGCGCTCAGCGCCGCAGCCGGCGTCGCCGCGTCGAAGGTCGGCAACCTCAAGGCTGTGCAGAATTCGAACTTCACGGCGTCAAGCCAGAAGGGGGAATAATTGAAGTCTGAAGCTTTTTCGTAATGGAGTTGCGCAACGCTGCCAGGTCCGCGACATCGTCATTTGTGCCTATCTGACAGACTAGGCCGTAAAGGGGGGCGCTGCTATCCATGCAAGTGAACTGCCCGCCGCCCGGGTTGAATACAAAGCCGAGAGCGTGTTCTGCTGCTAGCGCTCTCATTGCAGCTAAGGCTTTTGGGCTGGCGATGTAGGGCGCATGGCGCCGGTCAACATCGTCAAATTCATCGTAGTCAGGCCGCAGCATGGCGAAACTCTCTGGCTGTAGCAAATGACGATATAGCCCGCCTGCGCCCACCCGCCAACCGGAGCCGCTCACATGCTCTACATGCTCGGGGGCGTCATGTTCGATGTCGCCCCGACGAACCTCCACCAATACACGGGGGAGACAGGCGGCGATTACGCCCCGAAGGATATCGTCGGCGCCGCGCGCCCTCGCGAATTCGTGGGCGAAGCCGACACGACCATCACGCTCGCCGGCCGACTCTTTCCGCACAGGCTCGGCGGGCTTGGGTCGGTCGCTCAACTCCAGGGCATGGCGCGCGCAGGCGAACCGCAGATGCTCGTTCGTGGCGATGGCTCTGTCATGGGCTGGTTCGTCATTGAGAAGTTCACGGACGATCACACCTATCTGAGCCGCTTTGGCGTGGGCCAGATGATCGAGTTCGAGATCGAACTCGTAAAAACGCCGGAGCGCGCCAGTGCCGGGTCGATCATCTCCACCCTAATTTCCCTCTTCGCCTGAAGGAGCGCGCCTCATGGCGTTCGAGCTGATCCCGGTCACGCAGGAGCACGTCCCCCTCGACCTGATCCTGTGGCGGCGCTTCAAGCGCGAGGTTCCCGGCCTCGTTGAAAAGACCCTCGAACTGAACCAGAACCTCGCCGACGGCCCCGTCTATCTGCCGGTCGGCACGCTGGTTAAGGTCGAACTTCCCGCCCCGGCGCCGCGCGGACGCTCCGCGGTCCGCGTCATCGCTCTCTACGATTAAGCCCATGCGTCAGGCGGTCTATTTCCTCTCGATCGACGGGCAGGACATCTCGTCGATGCTCGACCCGCTGCTCATCACCATGACGATCACGCTGACCGACGGCGGCAAGAGCGACACGCTGGAGATCGACCTCGACGACTCTGGCGGGCAGATCAAGATGCCGCGGGAGGGCGCGTCGGTCATTGCGACGATCGCATGGAGCGACGGCGGGCAGGCGGTTTACTTCGAGGGCAAGACCGATCAGCCGCGCAGCTCCGGCACGCGCGGCGGTGGAATGATCATGTCGATTACCGCGCACGCGGCCGACATGAAGGACAAGCCGAAGGAAAAGAAGCAGAAGCACAAGGACGACAAGAAATTCGGCGAGGTCGCCAAGGACTTCGCCAAGTCCGCCAACCTGCAAGTGAAGGTTTCCGACAAGCTCGCTTCAATCGAGCGCCCTTACTGGGACATGCGCAACGAGTCCTTCATGGCTTGGGGCGTTCGCATGGCGAGCGAGCTGGGCGCCACCTTCAAGATCATGGGCGACAAGGCCGTCTTCGTCCCGCGCAACGGGAACGAGTCCGCGACGGGCCAGACGCTCGGCGTCGTCAATGCGGTCTGGGGCCGGAACATCATCAAGTGGGATCTGACCCCGGTCGAAAATCGTCCCCGCTACAAGCAGTCGATCGTCCGCTGGTATGATCGCAAAGAGGCGAAATACAAAAAGGAGAAGGTCGACATTGGCGACCGCGACCTGAACGTCGACCTCACCGAAACCCAGCACGCGCCCGACAAGGATCAGGCGAAGAAGAAGGCAGAGTCCAACGCCGAGGAGTCGAAGCGCGGCAAGGGCGGCGGGACGATCACGATTGACGGAGACCCGATGGCGATGGCCCAGGCGGTCATGAATGTCGCCGGGATCAGACCCGGCATTGACGGCCGCTACCGGATCGCGACCGCGCGGCATGATCTCTCTCGCAAGTCCGGATGGACCGTTGATTGCGACCTCGAGCAGCCGGATGGGGATGCTGGCAGCGACGACCGGAAGGCCGGGGCCAAGAGCTCCAGCTAAGAACCCGCCCCTCCCACAGACGCCCCGAGGTTCCGGCTACGGCCGGCCTCGGGGCGCTTTTTTTTGTGCTTTTCCCCGCTATCCACACGCCGAGGCGCCGCTGCGATTCGGAACAAGGCAGGAACCTGCTGTGGCTCCTTTTGTGGCCCCTGAACCAGTGCCCGTTCACTGTTCGTGCGCCTCTTGCGCCGCAGGCCAATTTTCGCAAGTGCTTGAAATTGGCGGAAGGGGAGAGATTCGAACTCTCGGATGAGTTACCCCATCGGCGGTTTTCAAGACCGCTGCCTTAAACCACTCGGCCACCCTTCCCCTGGGTCGTGATATAGCACGGCTGCGCCGTAGCGCGAGAGGGTTGGGAGAGGATCGGACGGTGCCGCTTCATTTCGCCTATGGCTCGAACATGGACGTCGCCGCCATGGCGCGGCGATGCCCGCGGGCGCGGCTCCTTGGGCGGGCGCGGCTGCCGCGCTGGCGCTTTCTGCTCATGCCGTCGGGCTTCGCCAGCGTCAGCCCCGAGCCACGCTCGGTCGTCCATGGCGCGCTCTGGGAGGTGCCCGTCTCGGACGTGCCGGCCCTCGACCGCTACGAACAGGTCGGCCAGGGGCTCTACGTCAAGAAAATGATTCCCGTGCTGCGCGAGCCCCACGGGGCCGTCCCCGCGCTGGTCTATGTCGGCGCGGCGCCGAATCAGGGCGCCGTCTGGCCCGGCTATCTCGCCGAAATCGTCATGGCGGCGCAGCGGCTGGAGCTGCCCGCCCCCTATGTCGCCTGGCTGTCCCACCTCCTTGCGGAACAAAAGAAAGGCCCGCGCGGATGA